TTTAACAGCGATGAACTGTTTCGCCGTATTGGTGGAATTGACTCGCTGGTGGCGTGGTTGCGCAGGAAAGAGGGGCAATGCCAGGCCGCAGATCGTAGCTGGTGTGACAACCATATTGTCCACGCAGAACGAGACAATAGCGCGGTGTTGTTGTGCTGGCATCACGATAACCATTACCGGATGCGTGGTTTTAATGAGCTGAAAGAAACGCTGCATAATAATCGCGTTAACTGGATACTGGATGTCGCCCGTCAGGAAATGGGCCTTTCAAATAGCCATGATTTAAGTATTCAGGAGCTGTGCTGGTGGGCTTTCATGCGCAACATGATGCACCTGATGCCGGAAGAAGTCTGCCGCATATCAATAAATAAGATGAAGGCTACTCCGCAGGATAGCGGACCTCTGAAAGAGGCGGATATTCGCCCGTATGACGATCGCGCTACAGCATATGTTCAGATGATGGAAGAACGCGCCGCGCCGATGCGTGCAAAAGTATGCCCTGTGGATGTTGACTCCGACCCAGGTATGGCGCATTTCAAAATACCAAAACTTCAATCGCTAAAATTGCCCGAGTACATGGACTTTGTGGCTTCCCGTCCATGCTGTGGCTGTGGAGCTGCGGGAGCTGGCGCTCACATTACGCCTTATATCGTTCGTCATAGTCGATTATGCGCGCATGACATTTATGCTATTCCTCTGTGCCAGTCATGCCAGCGTGATATTGAGCGTGACCGCGATAATTGGGAGAAGACGCACGGTAGGCTGGCGATGCATCAACGATTGTTCTTTGATTACGCGCTTGGAGTCGGCGCTATCACAAGTCACTCGTCGAGCGTTAGATAAAATTGCTCTAATGTATTGCTATTTCTTTAATCGAGGGTATTATATTCGACGTTGATTAGTTGACATGGGCTAATCAGTAGGTGACAGGATGTTACTTAACTGGCAGGGACGCCACTTCATGGAAATAAATCACTCACGAATAACATCGTACGAGATTGCGGATTACATGATCCGCACTAAATCTCTTCTATCAGCGAAAGAACTCGCAGCAATTCTTGAAAAGGAATACCCGCATCTGGATGTCGATAAGCGCGATGTTTATCTGCGCTTAAAGGCTATCGCTGTGTCTAAGTATTCGTCTGTTTTGATTGATGACAGTACACGCCCACGTAGATTTCAGATCCACTCTCTGAATCCTGAATTCTTTCGCCGCAGCCGCGCTCCGCGCCGGTTTGATGAAAAACTCCAGAACGAACTCTATATGACGCAGGACGAAAAGGAACGCCGGGAGCACCAGCCTTGGGTAATGGCGCGTCAACTTTTCAATAAGGTGGCCCGTCAGCACCGTCATTACGGTAATGCCACATCCGCACGTATCTGATTGATTGATTGATTGATTGATTGCTTGCCCGTTCCGGGCCTTTTGACATGTGACTTTCGTTACCCTCGCGTCAAAAAGAGTTTTTACGAAAGGAAGCATAAGTGACCTGGGACGATCACAAGAAGAATTTTGCTCGCCTGGCGCGAGATGGTGGTTACACCATCGCACAGTATGCCGCCGAGTTTAATCTTAACCCTAATACTGCACGTCGTTATCTCCGTGCCTTCAAAGAAGACACCAGGACAGCGGACAGCCGCAAGCCAAATAAGCCAGTCAGGAAGCCACTAAAAAGCATGATCATTGATCACTCTAATGATCAACATGCAGGTGATCACATTGCGGCTGAAATAGCGGAAAAACAAAGGGTTAATGCCGTTGTCAGTGCCGCAGTCGAGAATGCGAAGCGCCAAAATAAGCGCATAAATGATCGTTCTGATGATCATGACGTGATCACCCGCGCCCACCGGACCTTACGTGATCGCCTGGAACGCGACACCCTGGATGATGATGGTGAACGCTTTGAATTCGAAGCTGGCGATTACCTGATAGATAACGTTGAAGCGCGGAAGGCCGCTCGCGCTATGTTGCGTCGGTCCGGGGCCGATGTTCTGGAAACCACTCTTCTGGAAAAGTCTCTTTCTCATCTCCTTATGCTGGAGAACGCCAGGGATACGTGTATTCGTCTGGTGCAGGAAATGCGCGATCAGCAAAAAGACGATGATGAAGGGACTCCGCCTGAATATCGTATCGCGAGCATGCTAAACAGCTGTTCCGCGCAGATAAGCAGCCTGATCAACACCATTTACAGCATCCGGAATAACTATCGAAAAGAAAGCCGGGAGGCGGAAAAGCACGCTTTATCTATGGGGCAAGCTGGCATTGTTAAGCTGGCATACGAACGAAAGCGTGAAAATAACTGGTCAGTGCTGGAAGCAGCTGAATTCATCGAGGCGCATGGCGGAAAAGTGCCGCCCCTGATGCTGGAGCAAATCAAAGCCGATCTGCGTGCTCCTAAGACCAATACCGATGATGAGGAAAGGCAAACAGCCGTCGGTGGCCCTTCTCTTGAAGATCTGGACAAAGTTGCGCGAGAACGGGCCGCCAACCGCCGCGCCGATGCCGCATTGTGGATTGAGCAGCGTAGGGAAGAAATCGCCGATATCGTTGATACAGGCGGTTATGGAGATGTTGATACTGAAGGTGTATCAAACGACCCATGGCTGGAACAAGACCTGGACGAAGACGAGGAGGAAGACGAAGAAGTTACCCGCAAGCTATACGGGGATGATGATTAATGGCCAGAAGTTGCGTAACGGATCCACGTTGGCGCGAGCTGGTGGCGCTATATCGTTATGACTGGATTGCGGCCGCTGATGTTTTGTTCGGCAAAACACCTACCTGGCAGCAGGATCTGATTATTGAGTCTGTGCAGGAACAGGGTAGCAAGACATCTGTTTCGTCTGGTCACGGTACCGGGAAATCAGACATGACTTCTATCATGATCATGTTGTTCATAATCATGTATCCCGGTGCCCGAGCCATTATCGTTGCGAACAAAATTCAGCAGGTAATGACCGGTATATTCAAGTACATCAAGATAAACTGGGCTACTGCCACCAGCCGTTTTCCATGGCTTGCTGATTATTTTGTTCTGACAGAAACCGCTTTCTATGAGGTTACTGGTAAAGGTGTATGGACTGTAGTACCGAAGGGCTTTCGTCTGGGAAGTGAAGAAGCTCTCGCCGGTGAACACGCAGATCATCTTCTGTATATTATCGATGAAGCCTCCGGTGTCAGTGATAGAGCTTTCGGTATCATCACCGGTGCTCTTACCGGACAGGATAACCGCATCTTATTACTGTCACAGCCTACACGCCCAAGCGGCTATTTCTACGATACTCATCATAAACTGGCCAAGCGTCCTGGTAACCCTGATGGCGTTTATACGGCGATCACGCTTAACAGTGAGGAATCACCGCTGGTAACGCCAGCATTTATCAAAATGAAGCTGGCGGAGTACGGCGGGCGTGATAACCCTATGTACATGATTAAGGTACGCGGACTATTCCCTAAATCACAGGATGGCTTCCTTCTTGGACGTGATGAGGTTGAACGTGCGACGCGGCGGAAAGTCAAGATTGCCAAAGGATGGGGCTGGCTTGCATGTGTGGACGTTGCTGGTGGTACGGGACGGGATAAGTCCGTTATCAATATCATGATGGTGTCCGGCCAGAGAAATAAACGCCGTGTAATCAACTATCGAATGCTGGAATACACAGACGTTACAGAAACGCAGCTTGCCGCCAAAATTTTCGCAGAATGTAATCCTGAGCGATTTCCAAATATCACCATAGCGATAGACGGTGATGGGCTGGGTAAAGCAACGGCGGATCTGATGTACGAGTATTATGGTATTACCGTACAGCGTATACGCTGGGGTAAAAAGATGCATAGCCGTGAAGATAAGAGCCTGTACTTTGATAAACGTGCTTATGCCAACGTTCAAGCCGCAGAGGCCGTAAAATCTGGTCGTATGAGACTGGATAAGGGTAATGAAACTATTGAGGAAGCGTCGAAAATCCCTGTAGGGATTAACTCCGCAGGTCAATGGAAGGTGATGAGTAAGGAGGATATGAAGAAAAAACTCAACCTGCACTCACCAGACCATTGGGATACATATTGTTTCGCTATGCTGGCGGATTATGTTCCCCAGGATGAAGTGCTTAGCGCCGAAGACGAAGCGCAGGTTGATGAAGCTCTGGCATGGCTTAATGAGTAAAAACTTGCTCTAATAAATTGCGTTTTTTAACTACCGATGCTACATTGAACCTGACCTCTTGCGCCTTGAGGCATTTTCGGTTTATGCTTATCAGGCACCTCATTAAAACGGGTGCCGGGATTGAGACCCCGGATAATGCAAAAGGCGACACAGACGCCAAAAGCGTCTTTTTTTGTGTCATGCCATCGCACAGCCATACGTAGCGTTTAGCTCAGAGATCAATGGTAGTGCTGGCTGGGCTGCCGAAAGGCAGGCCGGTTCCCTTTTGCGCCGGTAGTCTCAACCCAGTCAGTGCTACCGCCATTGAGATTGAGACCTCACGCGGTAGCTCCTTAAATTAGCAAAAGGAGGCTGCCATTGTGGCTACTATCCCTACCCCTGCTCATCCTGAATTTATCTGGCGCTTTTACTCCTGCCAAAAACGTCACTATCACTTCGTTATTGCACCGACAGAAGATGAGGCACGTTCTCAGCTTCCTGACGCCCCATGTATTTTCTCTGCCCGTTTTTCCACTGATTCACGCAATTCTCTCAGTTACTGGTGCCTCCCTGTTAACGCTTCTGCTCTGGAGGGGCTATGAGAACATCATTAGTCACCCGTAAAGAAATGATCGAGGCAATTGAACAGCACACTGCCTGTATCAGTACCAGGGATATACCTGGCGTTATTGCCAACTACTTCATGATCACCAAACAACTTTACCGGAGAAAGGACAAAAACGCGGTTCACCGCATTCTGCTAACCGATATCCGTGAATACCTGCTCGAACAGGGTCATCTGAATTACGCAACCGTCGCAGCCGAAGCACGCAAGGAGGCACACAGAATGAAAGCAACTAACGTTAAATCAGAAAAAACTCATGCACCTTCAGTTCAGGAATCGGAGCTGGTGGTTGTTCAGAATCAGTCTGATGAAATTCCCGTTCTGGAATGGCTGGGAGTGCGTGTAGTGACAACTAAGATCCTTGCTAAGGGGTATGGGACAGATGCGGATAACATCAAGAAGAACTTTTCCCGTAATGCTGAACGTTTTTGTGAAGGCAAGCATTTCTATAAAGTTATTGGAGATGATTTGAACAATTTGCGGGTGACTTTAAGTAACTCACAAAATCCTATCTCTCCTAAAGCCCGCTCACTCATCCTCTGGACGGAACGCGGCGCAGCCCGCCACGCTAAAATGATCGAAACCGATCAGGCATGGGCATTCTTTGAAAAACTGGAAGACAGCTACTTCCGACAAAAAGAACAGCAACCGATCGCAATCCCCCAGACGCTTCCAGAAGCTCTGCGCCTTGCTGCCGAACTGGCTGAACAAAAGCAACTTCTGGAACAGAAAGCCCATCAGCTAAATCAGCAGCTGGTGGCCGCAGCCCCCAAAGTCGATTTTGCCGACCGGGTATCAGTGGCTAAGGGGATCCTGATTGGGAATTTTGCAAAGGTCGTTGGACTTAAACAAAATGCGCTGTTTGCCTGGTTACGGGAGAACGGCATTCTGATAGCGTCCGGCGGCCGTAAAAATGTACCGTTCCAGCAGTACATAAACGCCGGATATTTCACAGTGAAAGAAGTGGTGCTGGATGATGAAGAGGGCTACCAGATACGGCTGACGCCCCAATTAACGGGGAAAGGCCAACAGTGGTTGACGCGTAAACTGCTCGATGCTGGCTTGTTAAAACCGGTGGCGGCTGAATAATGGAAGAATGCCCGGTTGATGCCGGGCATAATTTATTGCGCGCTTTCGGGGTTGTCGTTTACTGGCTGCCCCTTCTTGGTTTTACGGCTGCGCGTAACTGATGCGGCTGACTTAACCTTTTTCTCTTCGCGAGTGATGGCAATTTGTTTTTTTACATTTTCAATATCTGCCAGGCGATATATTTTTGCTTGTGGCCAGCGGTCGCAGATGATCGGTTCTATGGAGTCATAAAGGCTAAATTTTGCTTTTTCGAATTCACCGTTGATGATGATTCCATCACGGAGAGTTTCATCGCAGATAAACACGCCACACAGCGGTACATGGTAACTAACTGATTTACCATCATTGTAGTTAGGGCTACTGGAGATGTAGTGGACGCGCAGCATTGTTTCGCTAAAGCCGTGTACGCGCATACGGAATTTTTCATCCTCCGGGTACTGCTTCATTAGCTCTTTTGTTGCTTCCAGGTTCTCTATGTATTTCGCACTGTGCTCATTGATCCCCGCGCTTTTTTGGATGCGAATGTCCTTATCAATCAGATGAATAATGCGGCCAGCGGTCATGTTGACGCTGTTCACAGCTTCTGTCTGATAAGTTGTAACCTTGCGCACACCGCGAAGGATGTTAGGCACTGGATATAAAATAGTCTTTGGGATATTGAGGTCTGGGTACTGTTCCAGTTCCCGCGCCATTAAAGTCCATTTATCAATTTCAGCCTGAATGCTGTCAGTTTCTTTGAACGGTAGAACGACAACCGGGCGTACAGGACGACCGTCGCTGGCTGTATCAACGTGTTGGGCGCGTGCAACAGCTTTTTTTAGAAAGAGATCCCTGAAGCTGACGAACTCCTGGTACAGTTGTTCGCCGTAGACATAATTTATCATTGATCCTCCTCCAGAATTGACATGGTCAATAACGCCCGGCTGAGAAAACCGGTCATTACTGACCTATATTATAGAGGGATCAAACAAAAATAATAGATTTATTAGTGCATTTATTGTGAGTCCAACTGGTTAGTTGCCATGAGATATTCGATTGTGTCAGTGAGGTCATCCAGGTCGTCTTGGGTGATGCGGTACTCCTGATTGGATATCTTTGAGTAGTGTTCAGCAATGGCGCGGGCAGCGTCGGTTTCGGCAGGGTCTACAGATAAAGCGTTAGAGCAATGTCTAACGTCGTCGATGGTTGGTTGAATGAAAGCCATAATTATGCCTCACTGTATTGACAACACAGAGCCTGAAGCTCTGACCTACTGTTTCACCCATGATCCATGCTGGGGTAATCTAACAACATTGCGCTGTGTGTAAGATGAGCAATGCATAGCTGTAATGCCGTTGTATAAGGTTTCCCTGTTTGCTCATTTCCTTCTGAGCCGCTCTACAACGCTGAAGACACATTAAATAGTGAATCCAAAGTCGTATTACGTAACGTCGGCAAAACTATAATTTATTAGAGCAATTGTCAAACAACTATGAAAAACAATCCAGTTTTTAGCTGGTGGAGTGGGATTTTTCTCTCTAAATTTATTGCTCTAATAATTATTGATTTTTGTGCACAGCTGGACGTAAACTCCTCTTCGGACCTGATAACTTCGTATAGCATACATTATACGAAGTTATATTAAGGGTTATTGAATATGATCAATTTACCTGTAAATCCATACAGTTCAATACCTTAGCAGGTCAAATAGTGACCACTTGATCATTTGATCAAGGTTGCGCTACGTAAAATCTGTGAAAAATTGGCGGTGTTAGTCCTACAGATTTCGCGTAGCGCACTTAGCACCACCAATCAATCAGAGGTGAAAAATGGGATATTCAACTGCTAAAGTGTCCACTCATCTTGAGCTTGAGAAAAACCGTGGTTACTGGCGGGCAAAAGGGTTTGATCGTGATAGTTGCCAACTGTCATTATCGCGCGGTGAAGAGAAAATAGAACGCACGCGCGGTCGCTGGCGTTTCTATGACGAGAACCATAAACAGGTAAAGGCAGAGCCGATCCTGTACACTTTACTTAAAACCATTATCTGAGTGTTAAATGTCCAATTTACTGACCGTACACCAAAATTTGCCTGCATTACCGGTCGATGCAACGAGTGATGAGGTTCGCAAGAACCTGATGGACATGTTCAGGGATCGCCAGGCGTTTTCTGAGCATACATGGAAAATGCTTCTGTCCGTTTGCCGGTCGTGGGCGGCATGGTGCAAGTTGAATAACCGGAAATGGTTTCCCGCAGAACCTGAAGATGTTCGCGATTATCTTCTATATCTTCAGGCGCGCGGTCTGGCAGTAAAAACTATCCAGCAACATTTGGGCCAGCTAAACATGCTTCATCGTCGGTCCGGGCTGCCACGACCAAGTGACAGCAATGCTGTTTCACTGGTTATGCGGCGGATCCGAAAAGAAAACGTTGATGCCGGTGAACGTGCAAAACAGGCTCTAGCGTTCGAACGCACTGATTTCGACCAGGTTCGTTCACTCATGGAAAATAGCGATCGCTGCCAGGATATACGTAATCTGGCATTTCTGGGGATTGCTTATAACACCCTGTTACGTATAGCCGAAATTGCCAGGATCAGGGTTAAAGATATCTCACGTACTGACGGTGGGAGAATGTTAATCCATATTGGCAGAACGAAAACGCTGGTTAGTACCGCGGGTGTAGAGAAGGCACTTAGCCTGGGGGTAACTAAACTGGTCGAGCGATGGATTTCTGTCTCTGGTGTGGCTGATGATCCGAATAACTACTTGTTTTGCCGGGTCAGAAAAAATGGTGTTGCCTCGCCATCACCCACCAGCCAGCTATCAACTCGCGCCCTGGAAGGGATTTTTGAAGCAACTCACCGATTGATTTACGGGGCTAAGGATGACTCTGGCCAGAGGTACCTGGCCTGGTCTGGACACAGTGCCCGTGTCGGAGCCGCGCGAGATATGGCCCGTGCCGGAGTTTCAATACCGGAGATCATGCAAGCTGGTGGCTGGACCAACGTAAATATTGTCATGAACTATATCCGTAACCTGGATAGTGAAACAGGGGCAATGGTGCGCCTGCTGGAAGATGGCGATTAGCCATTAACGCGTAAATGATTGCTCTAATTCTTTGATATTTATGGTGACATATGAGAAAGGATTTCAACATCGACGGAAAATATGTAGTGCTGTCTGTAAGCACTAATATTCAGTCGCCAGCCGTCATTGTCACTGTAAAGTTGAGCGACAGGATGCCTGATATTGACTCAATATCCGTTGCGTTCCCTGTCAAAAGTATGCGTAGTGCTGAACATTTCGTGATGAATGCCACCGAGGAAGAAGCACGGCGCGGTTTTTCTAAAGTGATGTCTGAGTTTGGCGAACTCTTGGGTAAGGTTAACAATGTCCTTTCAATCAGTTCAGCAAGGTCCAAAGCGTTAACAGCTTCCATGATGAAATAAAAAAAGCCTGGCAAGGAGCCAGGCTGCACAAAAGAGCGGGTTTGTATTCCGCATCCAATCAATCAAGAAGGAGTATAGCACACTGGTACTGAAGTGAAAAAATATGATTCGCGATAAACAAAACATCTATCATTGCTCTAATTTATTGTTATAATTGAGCCGCGGTTTTTGTCAACTACGAAGACGAGCCATTACTTAACTCCTTGACATCATTGGCGGCCGAAAGGCCGCCTTTTTTAATCATTCAGCCGCCACCGGTTTTAACAAGCCAGCATCGAGCAGTTTACGCGTCAACCACTGCTGGCCTTTCCCCGTTAATTGAGGCGTCAGCCGTATCTGATAGCCATCTTCATCATCCAGCACCACTTCTTTCACTGTGAAATATCCGGCGTTTATGTACTGCTGAAACGGCACATTTTTACGTCCACCGGACGCTATCAGGATGCCGTTCTCCCGTAACCAGGCAAACAGCGTGTTTTGCTTAAGTCCAACAACCTTTGCAAAATTCCCAATCAGGATCCCTTTAGCCACTGATACCCGGTCGGCAAAATCGACTTTAGGAGCGGCGGCCACCAGCTGCTGATTTAGCTGGTGGGCTTTCTGTTCCAGAAGTTGCTTTTGTTCAGCCAGCTCGGCAGCCAGGCGCAGAGCTTCGGGGAGTGTTTGGGGAATCACTGGAGAAGCAGTGCTAGCCTGCTGCAATTCCTCCAGTTTGTCGATCAGCGAACGGCGGACCGCTTTTGACTCGCGCGCGGCAACTCGCAGGGCTTGTTTGTAGGTCATGGAGATAGTTTCAGATGTTGTGTTGTTTAATTTTTGCACTACGAAAATTTCGTAGTACTCACCATCCAGTTCATCCTTAACTCTGGCAATAAAATCATTATTGCGAACTGGTTTTTCGCTACATAATTTCCGCGCTTCATTGACCATCTTTAACAGCGTCTGGCTGTCGATTGTGTCTCCGGTGTTGGGGATAGCATCCATGGCCGTTGCTGGTGTGGTTGCTGTCAAAGGCTTTGTAACGACAACATCTGGTTTGCTTGCTTTCATTCTGTGTGCCTCCTTGCGTGTTTCGGCTGCGACGGTTGCGTAATTCAGATGCCCCTGTTCGAGCAGGTATTCACGGATATCAGACAGCAGAATGCGGTGAACCGCGTTTTTGTCCTTTCTCCGGTAAAGTTGTTTGGTGATCATGAAGTAGTTGGCAATAACGCCAGGTATATCCCTGGTGCTGATACAGGCAGTGTGCTGTTCAATTGCCTCGATCATCTCTTCACGGGTGACTAATGACGTTCTCATAGCCCCTCCTGAGCAGAAGCGTTAACAGGGAGGCACCAGTAACTGAGAGAATTGCGCAAATCGGTAGAAAAGCGGGCAGAGAAAATACAGGGAGCATCCGGAAGCTGAGAACGTGCCTCATCTTCTGTTGGTGCGATAACGAAGTGATAGTGACGTTTCTGGCAGGAGTAAAAGCGCCAGATAAATTCAGGGCGTGCGCAAGGATTGGCATTAACCATAGTTACGGCCTCATGTACAGGTTTAACAACCTGCTACCCGCTGTCAAACAGGTGGCAGGACGTGACGGGGTTGACAGACTGGCGTACATGAAACCAGCAGGCCGAAGCCTCCCCATCACGCCCCACCATAATTCGGGCGTAACGTGGTTTTACGGACACAAAAATACCGCAATATGCGGATATCTGCGGTTGTCCGCATGTACATTCAGGCTGTCAAACCCGGTCGCAGAATTTGCTACGACGTAGGAACTATAAGCCTGAACAACAGGAAGATCAATAGTCTGGCGTACAATGGTAGTATTTCCGCCCCAAAAAATCAAATTCATTAGAGCAATTACAGGCTGGTTGAATGTTTCCTCTCTGAGGTTGCAATGTGCACACTTAGTGTCTTATTTGTATGCACTAATAAATATATTATTTTTAATGATAAATGATTGACAACTGACAAGTGACTTGAGTCAGAATCATCAAACGCCCGGTACGGATGGATCCCTTTTCAAATATTCCATGGACGGCACAGTCTGAGTACCGGGCGCTACCTTCAGTTGTATTGCTAAGCCGCCGCTGGTGGCTTTTCTTTTTTGTAGGGGCGCTATGGATAAGAAAATATGCGTTGTTTCGATGAGCGTCGGCAAACCGGCGTCAATGACTGCTGCATGGATCAACAACGAGCTGATAATGGCTGAGCGGACCAGCTACCCTGAACGCCGCCGCGACATGGAACTCCAGCTGCTGCGCGAATTGCGAGAAAAAGAGGAAAAGGGTTTTATCGTGCTGGTGGAAGAGGAAAACAGCTTTATTACTGGTCGAGTTGGCCAGCGTGTAAGGTTGCGCGATCCCTTCATGAACGGCAGGCCGGTACTGATTGAAGCAATGCAGATTTATAAGGAGCTGGAACGCCAGAAAGCAATCAAGTTACCGCGCAAGGAATCCGGCAAATACATCCTCCACCAAAGCATCTTCGATTCCGAACACGATAAAAAAGGCGATGAATTTTTCAACATCAACTGGAGCGAAATAACGACAGAGCATGTTCTGACGTTACTATGTTGCTTTGCGACGGAATACAACAACGTTGCCAGCGCCGACTACATCAGGGCAATGGCTGGAGAAGTTGAGGCACGCCAGGAACCATCGTTACTAAGCCCTCTGATTAACATAATTCGCGGCACCCAAACGCTGGCACAAAAACAGGTGCCTAAGGGAGTATTAACAGGAAAAGGAAATTATCTATAAACGTCAATGCATTAGGGTATACTTCTCCGTAGAACTATAAGTAAATGGAGTAAGTAATGAGCGAGTATATAGAAATTGCCTATGCAGCGGCTACACATAGGCTGTGCTTTCTTACAGGCACTGGATTTTCAAAGGCTGTTTCTGATGATAAAGCCCCAAGTTGGCAATCTTTATTGGAGCAACTGTGCGGTTTATTGAAGGATGGTGACTCACTCAAAGAGGAATTATTTCCTGATGGAAAAGCAAAAGACCTTAGCCTTGAAGAAGCTGCTCAGGTTATTGCACTAAAACTTATACTTTCGGGGAAAAATATTTACCAAGAGATTGAGAAAATCATAGCCTCAATCGAACTTGATCCATCAATTGAATATATTCAAGACTTTTTCAAAGAAAACACATTTAAAGTAATTACGACAAATTATGACAAGTTAGCAGAAAAGCTGGCTGGAGAGAATCGAACTTGTACAATCACCCCCGGCCTGCCAATTCCAAAATATAATTGTGAGGTTAAAGTCTACCATGTTCACGGTTCTATAGACTCCCCATCAGACATGGTTGTTACTAGCGAGGATTATTTCAGATTTATAAATGGTAATTCTTACTTTTCTAATAAACTAAGCACAGTTCTACATGAAAACACTATTGTTATCCTTGGCTATTCTCTAAGTGACGCGAACCTAAAGGCTATTATAAATGAATATAAGGTATTTTCACGGGACAACGTAATGTCCTCCAATATTTTCCTTGTTTCCCGAGGGGAACTATTGCAACCTATTAAAGATTACTATTTTTCCTGCTATGGGGTTAGGGTTATAGATAAAACAGAGGTATCTGATTTCTTTAGAAAACTTAACGATAAAATTCCAGAAGCAAAAAAAATAAAAGACAAATTGAGGCACTCAATCAAATCGGTAATAAAAAACGGAAGAGAGTATAAAATAGAGTTCTTGAAGCTAGAGGATTCTTTTTATCATATCATTTCCTCCATTTCATCATCTGGATATAGCTGGAATAATGAAAATGTATTAAATGTTTTTTGTAATATAATAGATAAAAAAATAGAGCTTACTAAAAAGCCTGGCGCATGGGAGCAGTATGAACACCTGGCAAAATGGCTTATTTATTTCGGTAGTTTATTTGAAGTAAAAGGAACCAATTTTGAGAAAAAATACATACATGCGGTTGAACACTCAATGACTTATATGAATAAACCTTACGAAACAGGCTACTCATGGCGAGCATATCTAGCCTGGAAAACAAAATGGCCTTCACTGACAGCATCTAACCGCTCTCTTATTAAGAATGAGATGGAAGATATCCCGCTACAACAGATTCACGATATTGTATCTAAGTTTATATAGTATATTTATCTCCGGCCTAATCTCCCTAGGCCGGAGAGTTCTTAATCAGCATTCAGGAGCAATGCGTTATCTATGATGATCTGCTCCCATTCTTCGAATGCCCGATCGCGGACACCTTGGGGAACACTGTTAGTTTTGAAATCGACGACCGTACGCCATTTCCCGTCCGGACGGTACATGCGCAGAGCTTTACTTCCCCCTTCCCTGCGCACTTCAACGTTATGCTTATCAGCAAACTCTTGTAATGCTCGTAGCGTCCCATGCTTTACTGTGTAGTATCGCTTTTTCAAGTTTTCTCTCCAGCCTGTGCTAAGGCTTCAACTTCCAAATCGTAAGACTCAAACTCATAGTCCTGGTCGTCAACCTCTTCAGGCACTGGCAGTAAATGCCAGGCTGAGTATATCTGACCATTATCAAAACGCTCCTGGCTGTAGAGCGTCGCGGCTATGAGTGTCAGCGCCGGGCGGTCATAACGGTAAATTTTGCGAACGTCACGGTCAACGAGACGACCGAAATTACCATAACCGCGCTCCAGTAATAATTTTTTAATTTCCGGCCAGTATGGACCATAGCTGCGGTACAGGCGGGGATTTTTCAGTAATCGCCCGCGTAGCCCTGACAGGAAGAAATCAACGTATTCGTCTTCTGTCTTTCCTAACAACGCTGTACGGAGTACCGCCTCAAGATATGTTTTATTCGGTTTTATTGTATCAGATAGTGTGGCCATATTATGCGACGCCCGGCGAACCGGGCGCTCCTGTTATGCGTATTGTTGGATGACGGCCAGAACGTCCGCCACGTTGTGTTTTGTCTCGATAATCCACCAGTTACCCGGGAAATCGCTGTTCTTCGCCTTCGCTGGCAGCCAGCGAGCGCCGAATTTCGCCTTGATTGCGTCTTTCGCACGGAAAAGAACGCCTTTCATGCCTGAGGCTTCCTGAAGCCCAAATACCTCGCCAGCGGCGAATTTCGGTGCGTACATCATCTTCAGGTCGGCGGTGGATACGCGATAATTCAGACCAAGAGACTGAGCTATGCTGGTGGCATCACCCTGTATTGATGATAACTCTTCTTGTTTCTCGTTTCTGGCGGCAATTTCTTCCTCCGTGATGTTGCCAAGGGCCAGGTTTATCCGATCAGCGTCTGCCTGTTTCTCTTCATCGGTGCGACCGGCAAGTGCCGTGTTAATTCTCTGCAATATCTCCACATGATTCTTGCGCATGCTGAGCAATTCCGGCGTAACCTCGTTAAGGTCCACCAGCCCAAGAATGGCAAGGTCAGAAAACATTGATACCAGGTTGTAGGTCATGCGATAGCTGAGTTGACCATAGGCTGATGGCAACTTCACCGCATCCATTTGATAGGCATCCATAAATTTAGAGCCGTCGTTTACGACATCCGCAATTGCAGGTGTGATTTTCCCTGTGGTGGCGGCCTCCCTGATTGCTGTTACCCACGATTGAGTCAGCGCGGCGACTGCATGATTCAGATTGGCTTCCCGTTCTGCTGCAATGCGCGCACTTGCTGCGTCCATTGCCTGCTTGATCTCGTCTTTATTGCTGTAAATGCCAATGGTGCCAAACTGTGCTGTGGTGATCTCATAATCTGACGCCCGGAACTCATTGGTACCGAAAATGGCATTGGTGACTTCAAGTTCAGAATCCCCGTTACGAGTAGCCCCCTGGCTTGTTTTTTCCGGCATTCTGGCGATCGCATCCGCTATTTTCTCCTGAATTGCTTCAGGGGATAGCGTATCTCCGTATGACGCGATTACATCGCCATAATTGGAGCCAAACAATTCAACCAGGAATGTTTCTGCCGAACGGATCTGGCGGTTATTCCCTTCCGACATCATACCAAGCACCCATTTTGCAATTGACGACTTCAGCGCGCCGTCACGGCGATCCGGGTAAACCGCATGCTTCAGTGGGGCCGTATAGGAACCAACAAAATCAATGCTATAGCCTGACTCTGTAGTCTGAACGCCGTATGAGTCAGTGATTTTGATCATGCCGCGCTGCTGGAAACGGTAGAAATCGTCACAGGAAATGATGTCGTTAATCCCAGCGATGGAGACGCCACCACTGATTTTCTGCATAACAGCATCTTCATCGGGAGTTACATCAACCTGTTTATCCAGCGTCTTCACATCCCAGTTACCCGATTTGGTGCCTTTGAAGGTAAAGATGATCTCCACGTCTGCGCGCTGGCTGTCGAAGTCCAGCGACTTAATGCGAACGATATCACCGGCACAATCGTAGTATTGGCCTACACGCCATGAGCGATCGCCGATAACAAGGAACTCATTCGCATGGTTAACCAGATCAGGATCAACATCCAGAATGCCTTTATTTATTGCATCCTCCACCAGCGGGCGCAGGCGTTTGATATCCGTCGCGGCCTTCTGAGTACGGTTCAATAATTTCTCATAGCGGGAGATGGCCTGAGAGATATTAGCCTTGCGCTGAATGGCGCTTTTCAACGACGCGCGATACTGTGCTAACAACATACGGTCTGTGTGATGGACACTCCCCCAGCGGGCCTTCCAGTCTGCGTTATCCGCTGCCTTGGCCATTGCCGCCTGTTTGAATTTAGCTACCTCGGCGGTGGTCTTTTCAAGTTCCGCTTTGCTTCGTTCTAATTCAGCGGTAAGTACCTCCACATCCTCGCCAGCTGCGTGCTGCGCCTTGATGTAGTTCTGAAGGTCGATAGTAGCCAGTTCTTTCTGGCGAGCGCGTTTCGCAGCTTTCGCCTTATCCATTTGAACCTGCATCATTGCCAGACGTTCGCCGTCATCCTTCGCGGTATACATCTGCATTTCGATCATGTCATTGGCGTCGGCGTTCTCCATTTCTGACTTATCTGAACGGAGGATATCGGAGATCCAGCCTGCTTTACGCTTCAGCGTCTTCAGTCGGTATTCATCGAAAGACCCCTTGCCGCAGTAGTAGTGAACGCGAACGCTTGCACGGTTGGAACCAACTCGGGCACCGCGACCGTTACGCTGTGCGATACTGGCTGGTGTCCACGGCAACGTCAGGTGGTGGATATCCGTCGTTCCTCGATGCAGGTTGATACCCACCTCTGCCTTTTTGTTGCAGATGATGATCGGAGTCCGGCCCTCCTGGAAGTCGGCTGCAATCTTTTCCAGACCGCCCAACGACATTTCATTTTGCTGCGCGATATAGGCGTCATACAGAGCCATTTGCTCGTTGTATTTCGCTATCTGTGCATCTGTTGGTTCATCCGGTAGCTCTTTCGGTGGTTTAACCGCTTTCAGTTTCTTACCGGTTTTACCTGCCTCGGCAACCGTCTGAGCATTCAGGATCCCCACCTTTGAAGGTTCAAGGTTAAGAGCATTGCAGATAATGCGCTTGAGCTTCTGGTGTTGCGTTTTTTCATCGGTGAAGATGATTTGCTTACCTTCCGGGAAAAACTCCTTCAGCGTGGCAATCAGCTTCGCGTATTTGGGCGTAACGGGGTGAGTTACGGTCTGTTCGTCAATGTCAAACTTGGCCAGGCGCTTATTCACTTCCTGCTCAAATGCTTCCGGTACCTGCAACTGAATAAACTCGCCCTTATCTATCAGGGAGTATTGCGATTGCTGCGTGATCGAATCATCACTGTCGTCGTCTTCGCTGGTGGCTTGTTTAGGCAAACTGTCCGCCAGCTGCTGCACCGCATCGGCGTACTCCGGCAGGAAACGATAGGTGATCCTGCGATAGTACAGGTCCATGTCAGTACATACGCGGTCCATATCCCTGATTATTGAGAAGATCGGACGGGCTTTCTCGTGCTCAATCACGCCGTCTTCATTGACCGAGGTCGTTACGCCATTGTTGGCTTTGGCTGCCGCTTCCGCCTGCTGACGCAATTCTTCATACGCCGCCAGTTGTTCTTCCGTAAGTGGTGCATCCTGCTGGTGTTCGTCCAGTTCCGGGATCTCCACGGTATCCTTAACGTCTTCCGCCGTTTTAAGCGTTGTCCAGCGATGGAATATGCCGCGCAGCGCATCAAGGTTTTCAAAGCCCACCAGCGCCATTTTTTCTTCAACTTCACCGCTGATTTTCTGTACCGTTTCCAGCCTGGTCTTGCCGAAGAATTTAACGAAGTCATCAGGACCGTAGATCCCCATCTTCTGCCAGTATTCCTTCGGCAGCACATGAGAAAGCATGTTGTATGCATCGATCGGGGTGTTAACGACTGGCGTTGCAGTCAGGAGAACCGGTCCGCGCCCACCATTCTTTTTCATCAGGTACGCGTTTTTAATTGCCATATCCCGCGCCGATTGCGCCACCGCGCTGGTGGGCAGATAGGCCAGTTGTGACGCTTCGCGACCATTTTTATAGCTATTGCGGTAGTTGTGACCTTCGTCAGCGATCACACTATCGAAGCCCATATCCTCAAAGTACGGATACTTCTCTGCTTTTTCGGTGCCGGTATCTGAATACTCCGACAATACCCGGCGACGCGCGGCCTCTTTGCGGTGGGAGTCGGAGTCCATTGCGCTGGCTACGCGCCCGGCGGCAACGAAGTCATAAAGCATATCCTGTGCATGCTCATCTACGGTGTCATCACGTAGCGGAATGCGGGCGTATTGTTCTTTGGTAAACACGACTGCACGGTAATTTGAGTGCGGGATCGCGTTCATCCGCGCCGTGATAGTGGCTTCATCTGCCAGTTTTAGGGCATCGCGCATAACTGGAGTGCCATCAGTACCAAGAACAGGTTTACCGTTCTCATCGAGCACCGGCACCTGGCGAATCTGATCGCCATCCATCAGCACATCAAGACCGACGAACAGGTAGTTACTGAATGCCTCTTCACTCAGGAATTCTTTTGCTTCGTAATACCAGTTTTCCAGCACTGATTTAGGCACTACATACGCAGTACGGGTGGAGCGACCGTTCTCATAGTTGAACGCCTCAAGCGCCAGCGCGGTCGTAGTTTTACCCAGCCCGGTGCCGAAGCCCAGGATGCCGCGCCCATCTTCGGACAGTCGGCGCACTTCGCTATTCTGGTAATCAAATGGCTGGCGCTTACCGCTTAATCCCTTCAACCCAAGCGGATCGCCAGAGTGTTCATACGGGATATTGCTATTGAACACATCGTTGTATTTGGCAACCAGTTCATCGTAGCGATCGTGCGTCTTGATCCACTTATTGAACTGGTCCTCAAGCAGTGCCATCTGCTCGCGGTAGCCGTTCGCCGTCGCGCTATCTTTGCCACCGATACGCGCACCATTGAGATACTTTTCCAGCTGTGCCGGGAACCCGGTCGCGTTTTCACCTGATTTACGGTCCCACTCGTAGCGGATCTCGCCTGTTTCTTTATCCTTGCGCTGGACGACACCGTATCGGTGCCCGACGAACAGACCATCACCACCGTGATAGGTGTCAGAAACCATTTCGTCGCCTTCCAGCTGCACTGACTGCACATAGCGCAGATCCGGATAGCCGTTTTCCTGCAAAAATTCCAGAATGACGGAGCGGTCGAACCAACGGCTATTGAGCTTAAAGCGGATATTCTCTGCTGGCGTCTTGATGCGCTTCTCTTCGATCGCTGCCAGCTGATTAAGGACGTTGTTCTTTACTGGACCGTCGGGGAGTGTGGCAAGAAATTCCTGTTTTGGAGCCACTATCTCGTTAATGTCGCCGCTGGTGGCGCGGGCGAACGGAACAATCCCGCCATACGGTGAAACCGCAATACCAGGGGTGCTGGCCAATAAATTAAGCAACTCTTCATCACTGGCTGGCAGTTCGCCGGTAAACGCAAGGCGGAAATCATCGAGCTGGATTGGATCGCGGGTAAGATCGCTATAGAGATAACGCAGGGTGTCCTGATAGCTGGTGGAGTCATAACTGGCGCTGGAATCATGCGTAACCAGCTTTCCTGTCAGCTCGTCAGAAATAGTGCCATCCAGCTTAATCGCACCACGGAAAGCAAACCAGGCGCGCGCACCGCTCCCCGACAATTTCGCTATCGGACCGCGACCGGGGTTACCAAAACGGTCAATCTCTGCCTGCAAACGGGATACCAGAGAAAGGCGCTGCTGTTCGATTTGTTCAGCACTATGCCCGGCGGCCTTCATGTCCTGATATTCAATTAACATCCGGCCAATCATCGCCCCGCGATACAAGCGTTCACGGTATTTTTCAGGCTGGCTGTTAATCCAGTCCACCAGCTGCACCATATCGTCGCTGATTGATGTGGTGTACTTATCGCGGACATTTGCCATCTGGGTAAATGTCATGCCGAGACGGCCTTCTGTTGTAGTCAGGTTACGCTGAAGAGCCTCCCAGCTATCCGCGCCATAACTGGCAGCATCGATCTTAAGTTCCTTCCCGGCATCAGCTTCAATCCAGCGACCACCAGCATATTTTTGCCATACGCCATTAATCAGGCGCATTTCCCCTTCACCAACAACGTCTGCGGTCGGTGACGGTTCAGCCATATCGAGCAAAGACCAGTCGATACGGCTTTCGAAACGATGAATCAGCTTCGCTTTAAGAGCCTGGTTATCAATCTGACCGTCGGCACGAACCTCAATACGCCCCTGGAAGCCCTTTTCCTGGGTGCCATGAACAAACCGGCGACCGTCCTTTTCAAACCACTTGCCAGAAATAAACGTTGGCCAAAGCACATTTGCCGATTCAAGAGTGCTTTCATCCACCAGGGGGATTTTCTCAGCCATCTCTGCCGGATGTTTGCGCATCAGCACCACATCAACGACTGTACTGGTCCCGTTTGCGTCAAAAGTACCGGTAGGCAAGCGGTGAGCGCCAAGAAATTCAGCTTTACGGGATAAGCGCAGGCGTAACCGCTTCATGTTTGAACCTGAAACAATGGACGGCGGCACAATCACACACATGAATCCGCCAGGTTTTATCTTGTCCAGCATGCGGAGCATGAAGTAAGACCCCATGTCCGTTTCTTCTGCGTAAGGCTTATCGATGTTGCGTGTGTTATCACGACCGCCGAACGGAACGTTACCCACAACATGGTCGAATGAATCGTTAGGCGTGCTTACAGCCAGCTGTTCGAACGGGGAAATCTGTACGCTGTCTTCCGGGTGTAACAGCTGGTTTATACGACCGGAAACACTGCTGATCTCAGTCGCAGTCATCACCGTACCAACCGGTTTTGTCTCATTAAAAACGCCGGTGCCCGCCGATGGTTCCAGAGTGTTACCTACGTCCGCGCCGTAGAGCTTCATGATCTCCCAGACACCTTCAGCGATCGGCTTTGGTGTGTAATATTCGGAGACGGACCCGCCAATGCCGCCTTCACCGGTGTACCCAGCCAGGATCTGGCGCTGTTCATCTGTCAGTGTCGCGCCGTCCACCAGCGAATTAAGCAAATCTATCGCCTTCTGATTCGCCTCCCGGCGCAGTCGGTCATAGCTTTTGCCTTCCACCTTTTCCACGCCGTATTTAATCGGCGCTCGGTGAGATGTTATTGCCCTAATGTATTTCAATATTTCGCTGACACTTGAACAGCGAAACACCCACATAGATAGCTTGTTCATTGGTAATCCTTAACAAGTGACTAGTGTTAAATTCCGTTCAAACACGATGTGAATTATTCTAATTAAGGTGCAATCTTGGCAGACAATAAAATCACGCTATCCTCGGTCAGGAAGGCGCTGGCGGGGGTTTTTAAAGACAACGGAGAACGGGACAACATCCTCCTGTCCGCGCTGGCTGTGCACGGCGGAAGTGGGTATTTGTTTTCTCGCGCAGGGGCACCGGTACAACTGTCCGGCTTCTTAGGCGGCAAACCGGGCGATAGTGGCATGGCTGGCGATGGGCTGGTGGACGGAAGTCGCTTTATCTTTGATGAAGTTCAACTGCCGGAAGATCGCTTGCAACGCTATCCGCTACTCGAAGAGATGGCGGTTTACAGCACGATCGCCACCGCGCTGAACATCCATATTACGCACGCGCTCTCTTTCGATAAGAAGACCGGACAAACCTTCTCTATCGTGCCGGTACACAACGGAAACGATAGTGACTATGACGCCGCGCAAGCATTGTGTGACGAGCTGATGAACGACATCGGGCGAACCATCAACAAAGAGGTCGCCGGGTGGGCATTTATCATGTCTGTATTTGGGGTGGCTTATGTCAGGCCATACGCCAAAGAAGGAATAGGGATCACGTCTTTTGAGTGCTCCTATTACACCCTTCCGGGCTTCATCAAAGAGTTCGAGGTCAGCGGTAACCTGGCGGGATTTAGCGGCGATTATCTGAAGGATGCGTCAGGGAAAATGGTTTTCGCCGATCCGTGGGCCATTATCCCTATGAAAATCCCCTATTGGCGGCCTAAGTCAAACCTTATGCCGGTGCACACTGGCCATAAGGCTTACAGCCTGCTGGATGATCCGGAAGAGCGCACGCCGATTGAAACCCAGAATTACGGGACCAGCTTGCTCGAATATGCCTACGAGCCGTACATGAATCTGCGTTCGGCGATCCGCTCGCTGAAGGCAACGCGTTTTAATGCGTCGAAAATTGACCGAATCATCGGCCTGGCGATGAATAGTCTGGATCCGGTAAAAGCAGCCGATTATTCGCGCACCATTACTCAGACGCTTAAACGAGCAGCTGACCTGATGGAAAAGCGCGCACGCGGCGCGAATAACATGCCTACGGTGACCAATACCCTGCTGCCTATTATGGGCGACGGCAAGGGACAGATGACTATTGATACTCAGACCATCCAGGCTGACATCAACGGCATTGAAGACATTCTCACCTATATGCGCCAGCTGGCGGCAGCACTTGGCCTCGATTACACCCTCCTGGGGTGGGCAGATCAAATGTCCGGCGGGCTTGGTGAAGGTGGATTCCTGCGCACGGCAATTCAGGCCGCCATGCGCGCCTCATGGATCCAGCAGGGCGTAGAAGAGTTCATTCAGCGGGCTATCGATATTCATCTTGCTTTCAAGTACGGCAAGGTATACCCGGAAGGTGATCGCCCGTACAAAATCGAATTCCACTCCGTTAATACCGCTCTGCAACAAGAGCACAACGATAACCGCGACTCGCAGGCGAACTACGCCACCATCGTTACGCAAATCCTCGATGCCGTCAGCAATAACAGCGTCCTCGCTAATTCCGATGCATTCAAACGTTACCTGTTCAGCGATGTGCTGGAGATTGACGAAAAAATCTCTGAAGCACTGGTGAACGAACTGAAAGCTAAAAGCGAGGACGACGATCACCTGATGGATTCCATCATCAAAACACCGCCACAGGAACTGGCGCAAATCCTTGAATCGGTCTTTAAAGAGGGAAACGATAATGACTGATGTTTTGAAAACGGTCACTGACCGCTTTTGTCTCTATAGCAATGCTCGAAAAGGTCGTCAGAACGGGCGACAGTATGTATTAAGCGCGGTCAAGACCATGCTTGAAAGCAAGGAAACTCAGGAAGGTTTACGCCTTGGAGAGCTTTTCGGCTATTACGGTCACGGTCGCCGACAGCTGACTGGCAAACTGGAAGTACCAGAAACCAGCGTGATCATGGTGGAAGGTCGCCCGGTCGTAATCGACAATGTTCCAGCGTGCCGCACAGTGGCTATATCTGTTGACGACAACGGCATCGTTACCCATACACAGGAAATTCTTAACACAGAGCCGGGTAAAATTGTCGCCGCGATGATCGAAAGCCGAGCTGGTGGCTGGAGCTGGGCCACTGGCGGGCGTGAGTCCGGGAAAATCGCTGTAACCACCAGCTTCCATGGTGTGGATTATGTGACAACGCCGAACTATATCAGTCTGGATCATCCTGCCAGCGCCGGAATGTTTGAAAGCGCGGATTCTAAATCTCTACTGGCAGAGTCCCTGGCGGCGCATGGGTACTCCGACGAGTCAGTGCAGGCAGTTATATCCCATTACGGCAAAATGGCTGAACTGGAAATGATGGTGGAGGCGACAGAGCGTACGGCAGAACTGGAAACCGCACTACTCGAAAGCCAGGGCCGCCACCTCGAAGCAATGGCCAAGATCGCAGATGCTGAAGCGCGAATCGCTTTGCTGGAGGAAACAGCGGGTATCCGCGACGATGTGCTGGCAGCAATGCAAGACGAACTGGATAACCTCCCGATTTTCGTCTCCGCCGCCCAAAAAGACGCATTCCGCCTCAAAGAACCTGGTGATGCAAAAATCGTTGCCACACTTTTCGAATCTCTGATCAAAGTTGGCGCACGCAACTTGCCTGTCACCAAGAAAATTAAGGAGGTTCCGCAAGCGGCTAACGTCCAGGCACCGCGTGAGACAAGCATCATCACGTTTAATAATTCAATCAATCCGTTTAAATAACCATCAAAAATAACCCCGGCGGCTGCCGGGGTTCTCGTTAACTATTATCGCCTTCGTCTGCGTGCCATATATTTTCGCACCGCGCGACGTGGGCAATCTGAAGCGGTTTCTTTCTGCTGCATCAATCTTGCAGCCATGCTCAAAAATGTCAGGCACAGCCGAAGCCCGGCATATAATAGCGGTTCCAGTGGCCACGTCTCATTGAGCACATATACCGCCATGAAAATCGAGTCGAAAACTATCGCCGCCAGCGATAACTTCATTGTCGAAAGTCGGCGGAGCTGCCGGAGTTTATTCATTGACCAGTCCCGTCAGGCAAAGCTGGCGTTCTTTTTCACGGCGAATCTTTAAACCTCGCAGGGGCACGCCGTTACTGTTCACGAAATCAGGGAGATGGTTACACATATTCACCCATTCTCCTTTCTGCGCCCACTTGTGGATGGACGTTTCTACTCGCATGCCTCGCGCTTTGCTGTAGTAGGTCCGTAAACTATTGCATCCCATATTGAATGCCGCGCTTGTCATTGCGCTGAAGGCATTATCGGGCATGTCTTTGCCCCGGAAGTGCTGGTTAATACAGCGTTCAGCGATCAGGATATTCTTTTCCCAATCAGCGGCGATTTGCTGGTCGGTTTTTCGCACGCCTGGCGTTACCCCGTGTGTATTACCAATCCCGTCAGTCCATACACCCGCCGGGCACATGTATGGATCACGTCGGCAACCTTCAGCGTTACCAATCAGCTCAAGCCCCGCCTGGTTGGTTCGCACATTGCCATTACCCATCACGATGGTAATCATCACCGCGATAGCGCAAATTGCACCGCCTCCTGCGGCTGTTTTTCCCTTCATAAAGACCTCATAAGCGAATTTTTTACGCTCCAGGACAAACACCCATTCACAGCCAATACCGACTGACTCGATCCCTTTAGAAGGTACAGGATAATGCAAATCACTTGTTAGCTACGTTTCAAAGATATACATTATTGCTCTAATTAATTTATTTTATTAGGTGAGATAAGTGGCACAACGCGGTGTAAATAAAGTCATCCTGATAGGTACCCTGGGACAAGACCCAGATATCAGGTATATACCAAATGGCGGAGCAGTAGGAAGACTCAGCATCGCAACGAATGAATCATGGCGCGACAAGCAAACAGGCCAACAGAAAGAGCAAACAGAATGGCATAAAGTCGTTTTGTTCGGAAAACTTGCTGAAATTGCGAGTGAGTATTTACGAAAAGGTTCTCAGGTCTACATCGAAGGGAAACTTAAAACCCGTAAGTGGACAGATGACGCCGGTGTAGAACGTTACACGACGGAAATTATCGTCAGCCAGGGCGGCACCATGCAAATGATCGGCGCTCGCCGCGACGATTCACAGTCCTCAAATGGCTGGGGGCAGTCAAACCAACCTCAAAACCACCAGCAATACAGCGGTGGCGGCAAACCTCAGAGCAGCGCCAATAACGAACCTCCAATGGACTTTGAAGACGATATTCCGTTTTAGAGTTTATGAGTAAAAAACGACTGAAAGAAAAGCGGTGGTCCAAACGCCAACAAAAGCACGAACTCGCTAAAAAACGCCAAAGTTGGCAATGGAACGCGCTTTTCACGAAAAGAACACCCCGAGATATTGCTTTCGCTGGTGGGAAAACATTCCTGACCCACCTGAAGGCGCAATACATCAGTTTTTAAGCAGAGAAAAGACTATGGCAGCACAAAATACTAAAGCAATTCAATACCGCCTGCGTAATGGCCAGAGTGTCGAAGTGACCATCAATAATGATGGTGTACCTGGCGAAAAGGTTTCTATCTCCGATCTGGCTATCGAAAAAACCATCATGTGCCACCTTGGCTTTACTGAAGAAGTGAGCAAAAAGCATGGTGTAGCAATCTGGAGCGCAATGGATACTGGTATGCGCAAATTCATTACTGCTCGCACCCCAGGGATGACCATGATGGACCTCATGCAGATTGCGCCGCTGTTTGAATGTGAGCCTTTAGATGTATTCAGCAATCCAGCTATCTGCCAGCAGTTATATGGTGAGATGAAACTCGCGGTTACCCCCATTGTGCTGCATGAAGGATCGCTTGCTGGCGTGTGGAAAGTGGAGCGTATTTCAAGCTACATGCCTTTCCATGTCAACGGCGTAATCACTGGTGAAAATCAACCTGTTTCCGTTATAAAGTCAGACCTCAAGCGCGCAATTCTTGAAGCAAGTTGTCGAGTTGTCGGCCTGGGAAAACAGTCTTATGTTTCCTTCCCGGCTGGCCCTGAAGGCCCGGCAGAAATTCTGATTATGGATGCCGATCTGCTATGGCAAATACAGTTTCTGATTGGCAAAAGCATCATCCGCGCTGAAGAACTCGATCAGTACATTACCTGCACGATGACGGATGAAGTCAAAAGTGTGGCTATAGCCAATGCCCGGAACCTATGTCGTGCTGCATTAACAGAACTGCAAGAAAACACCACGGAAGAGGTGGAAAGTGATTAATCGTATACAGAATGAATCTGCCTGGTTAGCACTGATAGAACGGTATAAAGACAATTGGGAACTGGCAGCAAAAGAGTTGCTTGATATTGAGTTAACACCTCATCAAGCAAAAATTATTAACGCGATAAAGAACACCGGAGCCAAAGTCACTGCCACCACACCACATGGTATTGGGGAAACCTCTATTGTGGCAGTGATTAGCATCCTGCAAACAATACTGTATTCGTGTTCCCGTACAGTGGTTGTTTCTCCTGCGATTAACGATAGTCGAAAAACAATAATTGACTATATGTTCCGTTATTGGGAGCGAGTTACCCAAAAACACCCTTTTCTTGGCAATTATTTCAGAATACCCCCTGACAAAGGGTTGGTGCATATCAGTGAAACATGGGGATGCGTCTATATAACCTATTGTCTGAATAACGAAGAGTCTCTGGCTGGTTTTACTGGACCGCACGATCTTTTCATCGTTATTAACTCGGCGGAAATCAGCGATCGCGCTCATGCAGTGATAACTGGCAATTTAACCAATTATGACTCGCGCCTGCTGTTGCTGTCGAAACCATCGGAACGCGAGAAAGGGTACTTTTATGATTCGCATCACCGGTTGGCCCATAGTAAAAACAATCCTGCTGGTTTTTTCACGGCGATAACTCTAAACACAGAGGATTCACCTCTCGTTTCTGAAGCATATCTTGAATTCAAAGCCAAAGAGTTTGGTGGGCGCAATAGCGATGAATATCGCCGATTGATCTTGGGGAAATTTCCCGGGATTCGGGAGTTGATGGAAAAGTCATCTGTTCCCCGTAATATGCACTTCACAATGACTGATGGTAGTAAATGGGTAGTGCCTACGATCGTGATCGCCAAACACCATGCGAAACATCACGCTCAAAAACACAACTCCAGCACATTAGACTGGCTGAAGGCCTATACAATACCGTTATTCTCGGCAAACCATAACGCTATAGCTGAATGGGCTAAACAAATCCCCTGGCAGGATGTGGCTGAAGAGGCATTTGTCGAAAAACCACCAAGAGATTTGCACGAGCACTGTTGGCTGACATCAGAAAAAAGCTTCTCGTGAGGTAAAAATCCCGCCGATTGGCGGGATTTCTTCAATATACGATCTGGTCTACATGATCACCAAAATCATCGTCGTCGTCCTCATCGCCACCATCTACTGCTGGCCAATCAACAAACCAGCCAGCGTAAAGATGCAGCGTTCGGAGAACATCACTTGCGGGAGCATCAAGGGTGTTAACGAATCCCATATAGCTATTGGGATTTGCCCCAGCTATGGCTTCAGCGATCATGTCCTCGGTAATGTCACCGGAGATAATGCTTAAACGCCCGGAAACTTCTTCATTATCATCAAATTCGATAATGGCATCTCCGCCTAATGGCGCTGCGATTTTAATCTGCATTATTTAGCTCCTTTGCCACACCTAATAACAGTTCCAGCAATCCGTCACCATTCATCAGTGATGCGGCAGCGGCCTCTTTGTCATGATACAACTGAAGAGCCATAGAGAATACTTCCGTTGCTGACGTTTTGGAAATAGTCGGTGATTTCTGCCGAATTTTCCCGGTGTTACTTACTGAGGCTGGCGGGTATACCTTCGCCATATAAATATTACTCAATCGAGATCTGAAGCACCATTCAGGCTTGCCACGCCCACCGATATTGACGAAAGATGGCTTATCCCCTTCAACATTGGCCTTCAGGAATGACCGGGCTTTCTCTAACAAACCAGGGTTACTGTACTCAAGATGATGACCCAGCTCGTGCCACAGTGCACTTGCATTTTCATCGTTCAAATTGACAGCAACAACACCATTTAGATTTGCATATGCCCTTCCCTGGTGGTGAACCACTTTTGATAAGGTCGATATTTTCCCGCCGGTCAGGCGATAAATATCAGCAAGTTCCTTGCGCAGGTCTATCCCACCATTCTGTCCAGCGCGGGCTTCTTCCACTTCTTCCGTGATAAAAGAGTCGGCCCACTCAAGAGCTTTTTCTTCAGATACGGATGAGTTTGCGATCGCACTGTTCATGGCAGATAACACTTTCTCGTGGACCGAACCCATACTTCGCTGATTCATTTGCCAGCGTGTCTGCGGGTTATATGAGAATCGCTTAAGTAGTTGGTCAAGCTGCTCAAGTTCTTCTTCACTGACATACTTTTTAGCCTCACCAATAATGCCAGGGAGAATATTGCCGTTAGGATTAAACGCTCGCGAAAGGAAGAGTTTCAGCGCCCCCATGCCCTCCGATGCTTCAATATCACCAATAACCCGGTTAACAATGGCCGCACTCTTCGGATTAGCATCCGCCAACGCTCTGGCTACGATTTGCAGGGACGATACGACCTCACGCTGCATATCAGTCCTGATCTCATCAATAAACTCTGGCGTTATGCCGTGCTCTTTAAGAATATCCCGGCCTTCCGCCGTTACCCCATCGATATCACCGACATGTTTATTAACACGACTTTGCAATGCCTTAAATGCCTTCAGAATTCCACGGGCATCATCCGCTTTACTAACGGCCTTCCTGAATGCTGGCAAGAAGTCTGAGTTAACCTCATTTTGTTGATCGGCCCACTGAATGGAGGCTTCTTTCATCTCGTCCAGAGTCAGATCACCCAACGCAGTATGGTCTGTGAATATGAGCGACAACCTCTGAACCATTTCTGCCAATGGTGATGCCGAATGCGCCGCGCTAAGGAATGCTTTCACCCTGGTTGGGCGAATGGAAAACCAGTCAATAGCTGGTGGCATATCTCCGTTTTTTATCGCCTGCGCTATCTCGTCAAAGCCATCGCGCCCAAGGGAGGATGCGTGATTTAACAAGCCGCGAAGTAACGAATTGCTGATACCGAATAATCGGCACCATTTTTTCACGTCGGCAACAGGCATTCGAACAAAATGCGCAAGCACTTGTACAAGCTGTTCATCCTGGGGATCTGTACGGGAAAGCAGCCTGATCAGATGAATAATGTCTTTGATGCCGGATGCCCGATGTAATAGCAAACTGGTATATGGAGCAACACCGTTGTAACTACCGCCGGAAACGGACTCGAAAAGACCGCCGGATATCCCTTGCATGCCTTCGTTTTCCAGTTCCTGAGACACCTGGCGAAGGATATCCTGTAACGACACATCACCACCGCCAAACATATCCCCCAGCGCCTGGCCCTGGTGCTGTAACTCATCATTGATACGTTGAGCCATCAATTTAAAAGCGGTGGCCATACGCTTCGCGCTACGGTTATTCGCGACGATGAACAACGCGAGAGCTTTCACTTCCGGGGCTGTTTCGCTGAACATATCCCCCTGAGCAATAACATCGGTAATATGTTGGCCTGACTCCTTCGATTGCCTTACCAGGTCTACCGCATCTTTCAATGCCGCCAGCGCCTTTTTATCGAGGCTATCCGCTGTCTCAATGCCATCAACAATAGTTGTCACAGCCTGCTTGTGCGCTTCTCCTGATAAAGCCTGCATCTGGACAAAATCATTGGCTGCCGCATTAAGCGCCGTCAGAACATTACGCATATCCGGATCAGCTTCTTCTGCAACCATCCTTACCAGGCGCGCATCCTTATATGCCTTGGCAAAGATCGCGTTTTGTATACGGTCTACAAGTTGCCGTGTTGGTCGCCCATCTTCCGTTACAAGGCCAGCAGCCTGTGTGGCACCAACTTGCGTCATGAATCCGCGAATAAACGCGTCATTACTGCGGCTAAGCAGATCTCCGCTTTCTGATGGGTTAAACAGCGCCATCATCGCCGGAGTTATGCTGTCAGCATCAACAAAAGCCTTTTCACTGGCTGCCATTTCCTGAAGATCAGAAATATTTGAGTCCTTGGCAAACTGAACGCGGTCAACCTTAGTTAACCGGCGGCGCACCAGTACCGGAGCCGCCATTGATTCAACCTTTTCAGGTCGTATGCCGAATTCGGTCGCATGATCAATCAGGTACTCACGATACCGATCCGCATTGCCGTCCTGATAGGCTTTGATGATCCCCATGGTCCGTCCATTACCTGACTCAACGGCATTGTCCTCACCAATTATCGGCGCGCCATGGCTGGATAAACCGGAATCGGTAAGCTGGGCAGGACGCAAATCCTTGGATATCTGGTTGACCTGAAGAAGACTGGATGCGCGGGTCCGGTCGCGCGGCTGAAGTTCCTGGGGATAGTCAGGGTTAATTTTCCCGTCCAGAGTATTGGATACCAAAAGAGCTGAGGCATCGACGATATCAAACGCTGTTTTTACCTCGTCTCCCTTCGCTGTCACCACATACGAAACCCGCCCGTAATTGGGCAGGTTTTTTAGCAGCTCGATCAGCGTTTCTATGCTGGTGGCCATTACCACCTGATCGCTTAAGCTCATCCCTGTTACGCCTTATTCTGCCTCTTTAATGTTGGCGGCTATCCATGCCGCCGTGTGCTGTTTAACCTGGTCCAGGTCGATGTATGTGCCAACATATTGACTCAAGTCCTGTAACGTACCGATAAATGCATCAGTGCTCTGATCGACGAATTTATCAGCCAGGAAATCAGCAACCAGTTTTGGCACACCATCATGTACCGAAGGTTGTTTTTCCTCGCCACTACCGCTGCCGGACGCGCCGTACCCCATCTGTTGCATGATCTGGTCAATTTCATCGCTGATATCCAGCAACTCCATGCCACTCGCGGTCGCCGCTTTGGACATTAGAGCATCCAACTTATCGCTGAGATCCATTAACTCAATAGCTGATAGTGTCATGCCGCTACCCCCGCTTTCTGGATTGCTACCAACAGATCAGCCAGGTGGCGAGCTGCGCCGTTAACCAGCTCTTCGTTTTCCTCAAAACGTTCGGCAGCCTGAAGGGATGCAATCGCTTCCCGGACATTGCCCCGGGCGTTACGGATCTCCGCCATGTCAGTGCTTTGCATATCCATCACGTTATTGAGATATTCAATGGCTTTATTAGCCTCTGCATCTGCTTCGCTAACCGTTTCATCAGGCTGTGCCGGGGCCGGTTCTGGCTGAGTAATCTCACCGACTTCGGCCTGCAATGCATTGATCATGCTCTGCAACATTTTCTCGGTGCCAGCGCCACCCGGAAACGCAATATTGGGGAAAGTTTTTTGAAACTGAGTTTTCAGCATTACGCGGAACTCGTCTGGTGAGCTGGTGGCCAGCTCCAGAGCTTTTTGTGCATATTTGCCAAACGGACCATTAGTAAGTGTCTTCGCCAGGAAGTCGAAAGAATCCTCGCGAGGCAATAACTTCAGGTCGTACTCACTCATTTGCTGATCAGAAAGCGGGGTATCATAAGTAGCAATGCCGTAGCGTGCATATTCATAATACGGATCACCTTCATCAGGGCGCGGCAGAATTGCTTTGTTACCTTCAGGTATTGCGCCAGGGGCCGCCGGACGCATTTGCAGAGCATATCGATATGCACCTACAGAGACTTCTGGTTCAGGCGAAGAGCTACCGGTATCCTCCGCTGGTTCAGGTTCGACGTTTTCCGGTTTATGTTCTTCTGGTTGGACCAGATATTCCGATACATTACCCGCTTTATAGGCTTTAAACAGCTTGCCGATTGCATCTGCCATGTCCACACCCTGTATGGATTTAGCCTTGATCATATATACGCTGCCATCCGGATCGGTTAACTGGATATACCCTTCGCCATCCCCAATGAATTGCTTCATTGATGCACCATTACTGAGCGTCGCTTCACCGTCCATATGCATGCGATTTTTGATACTGGCAAGGCGATCCGTCAACGCGCGTGAGTGCCCACCAGTTATTGTCACTGGAGCAATGGTATCGCGCCCACCTGTTCGATTGAGCTGATCAATCTCCGTCTGCAAACGCTCATTCTCTTCATAAAGAGAATCCGCTTCCGATGCAACAGCGTTAATTTTCTGCTCCAGATCTGCCTTCTGCCCTTCTACCGCTGCCACCTGATCCGCGAGGTCGCTCATGGCATCCTCTTTCTGGTCACTGTCAGCCTGTAGTTGGGTTATTTCATCAACAAGGGCTTTTTTCTTCTTCTGCGCACGCTGGAATTTTGCCGAGTTTTTCTCTGCAAGGTTGGCAAGTTTCATGGTGACCTGCGCCAGCGTCATATCACGTCCACTCATCGGAGCAACGGTGTGAGTAACGTCTTTTTTATTCAGTAAGAACTGGAAAGCAACCAGCGTATCGCTATTGGTGATCCGGTTTTCCGCTGTCGGGCTATGAAACAGAATGCTGATAGTCTGACCATCACTGAGCGGAATAATGGCTGGCAGGACTGGCAGCCCGTTAACGTTACGTGCCCGGCCAATTTCAGCGCCGCCGATCGCGCGCGCGCCGCTCTGGGCCACATCCCCCGTTTTATCACTCCCCGCAGAGATTCCGGTACCATTCAGCTTCTGGTTCAATGCCCGGACAAATGCCTGCATGGTCCGGTGTAACTGCAAACGAGTAGAACTAATCGCCTCCAGTAAATCCGTAGCACACCAGTGGATCGGCGTGTCATAGAAGAACGTAGCCTCGATTTCCTCCAGGGTGTTGGATTCCGTCATCAGATAGCGGTCCTCACCGGCCATTAATGCGCGATATTCATCATCAGTCACTGGCGGGGGAAGCACGTCAAGCCCAGGTTTGATCGTCACCCCTTTATTGATATTGAACTGTTCCATGTTAATTTCCTGCTTTCAGTTGCTTAAGACGGCGTTTGAGTTCGCCATTCCGTGCCTTTTCGTTATTGAGTCGGCCTGTCTCCTTATCCAGCTTCGCCCGCAAATCAGTGATCTGCTGTTGAGTGAAAGACACCGAGTTCTGCGCTGATTTATAAGCGGCAACCACCTGAGCATTCCGCTGTTTTGCTTCTTGCAGGCGCTGAAAGTTGGATTTAACTGCCGGTTTCTTGTCTACCGGATTGGCAACACGCTTCGCTTTGGCGGTCAGTGATTTCTGGAATTTTGCGGAGTTTTTGCGGGCCGCCTGTCCCATGACGGTACCAAGCGTCTTGATATCCGGCGACTGAGCGTTAGGAATAGCTTTTCCATTCAGTTTCACAGACGATATATCGCCAGTATCGTTTACCTGTATGGCAAGAATTTGTCCGTCGTTAAGAACCAGCTTTGCGGTTTTAACTTTAACGCCATCTTTCGTTGTTGCGCGGTTGCTGGAGTCAACCTCAATTACCGTAACCCCGGTTTTATTGATCGCCGCGATAAGGGATTTCAGCCCCTTTTCATTAACCTGGTCAAAATCGACCGTTGCATACTTATTTTTCGTCATCTGACACATCCTGTGCGAGATTTATTACGTAACTTCTGCGGATTTGCTGAGTAACAGGGAAAATCCGATACAACGGGTTAATGAACGAGTCACCATGCGTAACCATGACGTTGAAATGCCACAGCCGTTCTCCTTTACCCATATATTCAGTGGGTATGTACAACCATTCACTGTTTTCGCCCTGTTCAGCCGACGTCAGACAACGTTGTTCGCCTTCAATCACTGTCGTTGGCTTCTGAACATCGCGGATCCAATATCTGACCGTTGCGCCGCGCAAAAACGGGAATTTAGACCGGTATTTGAACGGCACCCGGATGAAGCCCTGTTTAATTTCCACATCACCAAGTTCTAAATGCGTGATGTCCTTGCGTTTTAGCAAATAGCGATCGGCTAAGGCTAACGCAAGAACGCATACACCCCAGCCAATCATTTCCCACCTCCCTTTTTCACCAAACTTGTAAGAACATTCAGAATGCTATCGATATTCACTCGTTTCATCCCTGAAATCACCTCATGACCGTTATTGCTGGCTATCGTTACCATTAAGTACGTAATTGATAACTCCCAGCCCTCGTGTTGCCCCAATAGGTACGCCACCGCGCCAGCTGTCACTGCAACAAAGATCTCCGTAACCAATCCCAACAAATTGCCAGACTGGCGACCATCTCGGACATCCATCAGGAACGTGCCTATCCCACCAATTACTGAAAGCAGGAGCGCAATAGCAACTGGAGCTAATTCCTGTGTGTCAAGCACAAGTTCCCTCCTACGTTGTCAGGAGGTAATGGTATGCAAAGTAACTTCTCAACCGGTCATGTTGCTTGACATCCTCCACGTCCTTTAGAGCGTGGAGGATGTGTGCGCCCAGCATGGGCGCGATCTTGGAGGTGAAAGCCCTCCCGCGAGCTGACCACAGCGAGCGAAATGAAGTGCAACTGCGTGAGGGCGACCGGGCGTGGGGAGGAAGCACGGAATGAACCCGTGAGCCGATGAACGAGAATCGGATATGAGGCGCGATGGAGCAAGGCGAGCAGGCACATCACTGCGAAGCTTTCGTGGTCAAGTCGAAGTCGCGCAGATCCGACGGTTGTGCGGGGAAGGATCGCGTTCTTACCTGGGGAGTTCTCGCCTCATGCCTGAAAGGGCAACGTCGTAAGACGGAGCGAGAAGTCAGCAGAGGCCGTTGTAGTCAGGACTCCGACGAAGGGCCGAACGAGAAGGAAAGCCAGAAGATATGACTCTTGACAGGACATTGCGTCAGAAGCCGGGGAAGCCCGGTACGGACCCGCATGCCGGGTGGTGTGGCAGGGGCGCAGCCCTTGTGCTCCCCCCTATGCCGATCAAGCAGAACATTGTGCTGGGCCTCTGACGCAGCTCCTTGATGGTCTTGGCATCGTGCTTAAGTGGATTGGTGTCGTCCCTGATAGGATCATGGAGGCAGAATGAAACTCAAAAATCCGGGATAGCACGCAAAACAGGCTGCACAAAAAGCGCAGGTTGCGTAGGAGTGAAATCCCGCTCCCAAAAAATGGTGCAGAAGTTGCGGCAGTGGTCATCCGACGCACTGGAAAATAACAAACCCGCCGTGACCAGAATCGGAGGCCTGAGGGAGTGACCGAAAAACCGGACAACCCAGGCAGCAAATACCCGCTGGATGAGGCATGGTTCCGGCAGATAATACCGAAAACCGCCAGACACACTGGATAATCAGTAGAAATAATCCATTAAAGTTATTATAATAATTGGTCACATTATTATATTATGCTGAACAATAGAAATATGACTATTAATGAACTTAAAGACTGTATTCACTATGAAGTAATTGGTAGCGAGCGTCCTTTCTCTTGGCGAAAAGCAATTGTTCGCGCAATAAAACATAGAAGAGTTCGTTATTTATTTTGGTGGCGCATATCAAAATATCTTTTTGATAAAGGCGGATACAGGCGAAAGGTTGCAGGGAAAATAGAACGCTTCATTCTTGACAAATACAATGTAACCGTTCCCTTAACGGTAAATATAGGGAAAGGGTTTGACATATCTTATCTCAATGGCGTTGTTATCGCTCACAAAGTCACAATCGGTGAAAATTGTTCAATTAAGCCCGGAGTAACTATTGGACTTCGCGGGGAATTTAATGACATGGATATTGTTATAGGAGATAATGTGACCATTGGTTGTAATGCCACCATTCTTGGTGGCAAAGTGCGTATAGGAAACAATGTCACAATAGGTGCTCATGCATTGGTATTGCATGATATTCCTGATGATTCAACATTCATCACTAAATTTCAGTCTGAAGTTATCTGCTCGTCCTCCCGCACATAACCCTGATTCATCAGCTCTGGCCATACGATATCCGGAGCTGTACTGGTATCAATTCGACTCACTAATACTCTGTATTTTCTCCAGGAGTCCAGTTGTGAATTTTCCTCGTTTGTTGCTATTTCAAGATTAACTGCGTCCTGCAGAATTGCGATGTTATCTGTTGCCTCCTGGATCAACCTTGCCTTTTTCTCTTCCGCTTCCCGTATCCGAAACAGTTTTTCTGCTTCCTCATCCTTCACCCAGGATACGCCGTCCCACTTCTGATACTCCCCTGCTGGCGACAACCAGGTGACATTCTCTGGTAGCGGTCCGGGTTCAGAAATAAACAACGCGTCCCCCGATGCCACCTCATAGACCGTTTTACCACGATGGTCTTCAACAATATTCCACGATTCATTTTCACTGTTGAAAACTGCCACAAAGCCAGTAGGAATTTCCGGTGGGGCGATATCTGTAGAATTAGCTGGCAGCCCTGTATGAGGTGGAATATATGCGTCATCTTCACCAATAAACTCATTAGTTCCGGCCAGCAGGTTATAAATTTTTACTGTACGTGATTGTTCACTCATTCTGAATGCCATTATGCAAGCCTCACAATATAATTAAATGCGATGTTTTTAACGGTGTTTTCCGCGTTACCAGCAGCATTAACGGTGATGGTATGTCCATGTGAACCAATCGCAACAGAGTGCGTATGAGCGCCAATACCAACTGTATGTGCATGCGCCCCTGCACTTGCAGCAGTGCCTGATACTGAGTGGGTGTGTGCACCAGAAGAAGGCACTGTTCCATTCCCCACGACCGTGCCACTTGATGAACCATCAAGCCAGTCGAAATTCATACCTCCACTGTTTGGTCTCCTTAATGGAACGGTATGAGTATGTGCGCCAGCACTATTTGCAGTACCAGATACATTGTGGGTATGTGCACCTGTGTTATTCGTTGGTTTAGTACCGTAATCAAACGACGATGTGGTTTTCGTCCCCAAATCCGTACTGGATGCGCTGGCGCTGTGGGTGTGCGATTTAATGCCGTCCTGTTCCTGAGACAATACGGCACGACCACTGGCAGGTTTGCCCTTAATCGTCCAGCCACGCATATCAGGGATCACGCCTGACGGATAAGCGGCTGCAAGTTTCGGGTAAGCAGATTTGTCAAAAGTCTGCCCCTGCATCAGGGCATAACCAGACGGAACGGTATCTGATGGCCACGGGATTGGTGCGCCGACTGGGTAGCTTTCTGGTGGAAGATTTTTCGAGGTATAAACTTCTGCCCAGTCTTCTTCAAAACCATAACCGTCTCTTGAAGAACGGTAGAACAGACCACCATTTCTGTAATTCGCCTTCATCTGCAATGTCCGGCAACTTCCGACTCCGGTATAGAAGTTAACCAGAATATAGCTGTCGCCAGAGCGGGTGACATTGTAAGCGCCTGATTCGGCATTCCAGGGAACGCCACCATCCGCATCGGCATATGTATCCGTTGCCCTTCTGGCAAAAGCAGCCACATGCGCGGCGGTTAAAGTGATATCAGTAGAACCATCAAATGGAACACCGGATATTTTTCTTGCAGTCTGAAGTTTTGTAGCAGTTGCAGCATTACCGTTCAAACTACCATTGATGCCGCCAGTAACATTGAGTCCATTACCGATCGTAACAGCACCATTGGCATTGTTAATGATAAGCGGCCTTAACCTATTATAGGTTCCTAGGCTGTTACCCGAATCGGTCAACATGAAATATGTGTTTGAACCATCGTTTCGGATAAAGAATCCGTAGTTTCCGTGGGCAATGCGCAGACCATTCGCCGATTTGGAAATAATCTCGCCAGCAGCAGTTAATCCGCCAGTTAACGCTCCTCCAGATAGTGGTAAAGCTCCGACATCAGCCGCAGTAGGCTTGTTTTTAGTGTTATACGCTCTGCGCCATCCTGGTGAATAGCTCGTCCCGTTAAACACATAGACAAACTCCGCATTAGTGAGTGCGCCAGAGACACCTGTCGTTGTTGCCGTTGTTATACGAATCGTATAATTGTTTGAGCTACTGCCGTTATTAAATACCTCAATAACTGCGCCAGCCAGTGGAATAATGCCGCATCCTGTTTCGCTGTCTGGTATGGATGCACTATTTGCATACGCCCAGGCACAACGCGCTATCCATGCCTTTGCATTAAAAGCACCATTATCTCGTAGCAGAGTCACTAATTGCTCTGTTGTTATTGAAGCTCCATTATCACCTGTTACAAGCCAACCAGTAGGAGATGCCGGGCAACCAATATTTGCTGGTGACAGTGAAATATTCGCAGAACCGTCAAATGAAACCCCATTAATGGTACGCGCTGTTAGCAATTTGGTAGCCGTAGCTGCATTACCGGTTGTGTTCTGGTTACCAGCAATGTTTACACCCGGCAGATTGATATTGGCGGAGCCATCGAATGATACGCCGCCTATTGTGCGTGCTGTTTGCAGTTTTGTTGCAGTTGCAGCATTGCCAGTAGTGCTCTGATTACCTGTTTTATTCACACCTGGCAGGTCGATGTTTGCGGTACCATTAAATGAAACGCCACCAATGGTTCTTGCCGTTTGTAATTTCGTGGCAGACGCCGCATTTCCTGTTGTGTTCTGGTTGCCCGTTGTATTTACGCCCGGTATGGAGTCTTTCGATGTATAGACCTGTGCCCACTCAGACCATGCCGCATCTGTGTTATCTCTTCGGGAGCGAATGAAAACTGGCGCATGTGCACCGCTCGTACCACTCCAGCCAATAAGCAACTCGCCCTCACCAGCAGCACTCGCACCTTTCATGTGCAATACGTTGCCATACGTGGTCGGGTAGCTATTGTTGTACGCCTCGTACATTTGAATGCCAGCAGTGCCTTGAGTAGAGCCGCTTAACGCCGTAACTCGGCCACGAGATACCAATGTATTAATGTTGATATCGCCTGAGCCATCAAACTTAACACCGTTGATGTTTCTTGCCGTCGCAAGTTTTGTCGCGGTAGCAGCATTCCCCGTGGTGTTCTGGTTACCTGTTGTATTTACACCTGGAAGATTGATATTGGCCGAGCCATCAAATGCCACACCGCCAATCGTGCGTGCTGTTTTCAATTTCGTCGCGGTGTCGGCGTTCCCTGTCAGCGCCCCGGTGATCCCGCCGTTGAAAGTCTGGCGCGCACTCCATGTGTTAGCCGTGCTCAACAGGGGGATCTTTTCACCGCTGGTACCGAGTTCTCTTAAACCAAGGTATTGGATAACGGCCAGTGTGCTTGTTTTAGCCAGAATATCGCGACCGACTGACGTTAAATCAGTCTGCGCTACCGTATCCTTACCAGTGAAATAAGGCAGTTTGTTTGCACCAGTCGCAAGGGCAGCGAGCGCGGTTAAAGTTGCATCCAGAGGCTGTTTGCCTGCCAGCGCATTTGTCATTGTTGTCGCAAAGTTCGGGTCATTGCCCAGTGCTGCTGCAAGCTCATTCAGAGTATCAAGAGCTTCAGGTGATGAGCCGACCAATGCAGAGATAGCAGCTCTTACATAAGCGGTCGTAGCAATCTGCGTGTTATTCGTACCCTGTGCAGCGGTAGGCGCAGTAGGTATTCCCGTTAATGCAGGACTTGCTAAAGGAGCTTTAAGAGCCAGAGCATTGTTGATAGTTGTGCTGAAATTCGGGTCGTTATTGATCGCAGCAGCTATTTCTTTAAGCGTATCCAGTGTGCCAGGTGCACCGTTGATAAGTGCCGTTATAGCTGCCTTAACAAAGGCTGTATTTGCGATCTGCGTGCTGTTTGTACCTTGCGCTGCCGTCGGCGCGGTTGGCGTTCCTGTCAGACTCGGGCTTTCTATTGGCGCTTTGGTATCAGCCAGCTCTTTTACAGACTTAACGGCTTTAGGGGTAGCCGCCATTGTTTCGCTGTCGCTGTTAGTTGCGCTACTGAGCTGAACTAATCCCTTTTGTGTTGTGCTTGCATCCTGCGCCGTATACTTGCTTTTAGCCAGATCGTAGGCTTTTTTAACTGCCAGCGAACTCGCAGCAACATCACTTCTGGTACTGGTTACAGAGTCTGAAATATCAATGCCGATCGTGCGGTTGATACGCTTGGATGTATCAATCATCTCCTGGGTAATGGCAGATACACCAGCAGGGATATTCACCGTACAAACAAGCAGCTCCCCATCTCCTAACTGATATGAATCGGTATAGGTTCTGGAAACAAATTCAGCCGCATGAATATGTGACGCGGTATTCACCTGATAGGTATCTTCTCCAAGGAGGTATCTTCCCTTCAGCACAATTGCATATTTCTTGCCTGCACTAAGTGCAAGAGAAATATCCTTACGTTGCTGAATAGTTACCTGGTAGAATTCACCAATATCCACCGACGCCGCGCCTGCGGTTTTATCACCATCCACTGAGGTGATTAACAGGTTCATCCCACCGCCAGGCTTAGGTAAGAAACCGGCATAAAATCCCGGGTCAACAATCCCCCTGAATTTTCGGTTTAGCGCGGCTGACAGATATGGTTCGTGGTATTGCACATCAGCCACCAGAGCCAACGACTCGGGTGATGGGTAAGTAACCGATGTGACAACTGTAACGTCATTCATCAAGCATATCCTTATGCTGTAGTCGTGTTTATGGCCATAACTGCGGTATATGTTTTGCCCACATACAGCGAGTCTTCCTGGACACAAATAATGGCGATTGGCTTGTTCTCGTTATCCAGAACAACCAGAGTGTTGAATGGGTAGTTTTTCCCTTCCTGCAACTGGCTTTGATCAAGGTCCATTCGGACAGTTATTATCCCGCCTGAGTAGGTTGGGACGAGGTTGATGGTGCAAAATTGACTGGTCAGTTCTGCCAGATCGAAAGCCTTTGGCAGTTCTCCAATCTCATAAGTGCCATCTCCTTTCTTAGTAACCAGTGAACTGGTACCGAAAACGGCCTTGCTGATTAAAAATCGAGAGCCTTTGTTAATGGACGATTCAGCGCGCCGCTGATAGTAATAGTCCAACAACTGACTCTTATAGAGGTTTGTTGAGACGTCAGACATGATTTTCCCTAATCAATGTTGTGAAGCCTCATTGTAAGAGAAGTAACTTGTCACCCCGCCCTGCGGACGGGGTGATTGTCAGGCGTCGCTATCCAGCAACAAATCATCTGCGCGTGTGCGATCAAACGTAGGTGTCGCTTTCACAATAGTGCCACCAGGCGTTGCGGTGATCGGGGCGCTAATCGACGTAACTCCAGTAAGCGAAGTTGTATCCGAAGTTTCAAACCAGCAGAATGCTTTTTCGGTATCAGAAATCTCGTTCAAAGTGATCATGTCGGCCTGTTCATTTACAACAACCGACAAATAGAGCGTAAGCCCATCAAACACTATATGCAGTGGCAGTAGAGGCTTTACGAACTGATTAAACTTTCTGAGAATTTCTTCTGTAATTGCGGACTGATCTATCGTGCCAGTAATCCCCATTGTCCGGGCCAGGTCGTTTATGGGAATACTGATCATCCCTCTGGAAGTCAGAAACATCTCGCCGAATGTGCCGCCGGTAGTCTCCAGTGTGCTTTCTGGTATTAGAACCGTGCCATAGGGATGACGCTCAAGGTCCACCGGTGCATATATCGGATCCCATAAAACAGAAATACCGTTAAATTCGCGGTAAATTGTCTGGTTTATAGGGCGTTCAGTCCCCTTAAAGTGAATCTCATCAAGACGCTGTTGTAACAACATCGGAACGGAAGATGAGTTCGACGTTCTGATAGTAAAGAACTGGCCAAGTTCATTTGTCCTGGTCTCCAGATCCTCCTTGCTCATGGAAAAAATAGACTTCCGGTTGGTAATTCGCTCCAACCATGGGTCAACAAAGGTATCCATCATTGACTGAACCAAATCAGCCAATGATTTATAGAGCAATGACTTTTGCTTAGCTGATGTAAGCCGGTTATTAAACCAGGAACGCTGCATCACTCCTCCTCATACGAAATATTAAAGGTGGAGTTTTCTGTATCCAGATAAACGAAATCGTAAAAGCCGTTGGACTCATTCCACTCGACAAATTCCAGATAAAAGTCGCGGAAATAACCCAGCGTTTCGATAAATGCCCAAACGTCTTTTTTCTTGATTAGGATGTACTTGCCGACACGGTTCGGATCAAAGAAAGTTGAGTCACGCCCAAATTTTGTTTCCAGTGCCGACTTCAGCTCATCAGTCACGTTCTCAATGGTCAGGCTTGCCGATATCCGCCCGGTGATGGTGATCTTAAAGGGTAGTTTTCTGACCTCTTTATACGAGAATTTCTTGTTCAACTCATTCGGCACCTTCTTAAAGGCAGCCAGGATCATTTCTTCAAGCTCTGACTGGCTTTTGTTTGGATGCCATCCTGAAATAAATATCTTATTGATATTCCGGATATTATAAGCACCATCTAATTTCTCTTGCTGGCCTTCGCCCCATGCCTTTACCCAGGACAGTCCCGGGATGTTACGCACCAGAAAATACGTATAGTCCCCGCCCCATACGACCTGATCATCATAGGCAAGGTAATATTGTGCACGATTACGTGTGATCTCCGTTGTTTCGGCATCGGTACCTGCGGTTATGGGTGTCGTTGTCTTAACTGAAATCAAATTAGCTAAATTAGCCGCAGAATCGACAGGCGTCAGATTTTGGCCAGCAACCAAGGTTATATCTCCGTTGGTGCACCATACCTTAAGTGTAATGGTCGAGCCTTCTGGCGGTATTTGCCCAATTAGCCCATCACCGAATCGAACCCCCAACTGCTCGGATGGTTTATAAAACTCAACGTAGACCTGGCTTTTACTACCGGCTAACCGGAACATAGTGCTGGAAGACCACTGCGTGGTCTTACCATCGGTCGTCACGAATACTTCCAGCTTATAGCAGACAGCAGTGAGAGCCTTTGATAACACGACTTCCAGAAATTCTTTGGCTGCCGTAACGGTATATGTCACCTCCTGGATTTCCAACTGTGCCACTTCTACCGTACCGGTGCCGTCAACCAACCTGCATACATCCATAGTCATGTAAGGGTACTGGTCGTCAGATATTAAAGGCATGTTTTTGGGGATTACCGCTGGGGCATCTTCACTTGTGGCGGTGATCTCAATCATCCCCGATGACGGTGTTGGCTTGGTACCAACGTAACTATTCGTTTCTGCCGCTGCCAAGATAGAGGAACGCCGCGTCGCGGTCGATATAAAGCCTTCAGCCAGCGCCGCATCGGCATACTGAAAGCACCTGTAGACAATCTGGGTAATAAACAATGTCAGCATCGAGACAAATTGAGAGCCGACAAACTTCGACCAGAATGAATCTTTCTCGACAAGCTCTTCAAACTCTGCACGAATACTGTCTTTAGTCGGTGTTGTTTTACTCATAGCACCACGTCCTGTGTGATAGTTATATCCCTGATACGAATGGATATTTTCAACTTATCAAAAGCATCTCCCTCGGCTACTGACAAGCCAGAAATCGGTATGTCAGATAAATCTACCGTCAGTTTTTGCAACAGCATTGCCTCAACCGCAATTTGAACATGCGACAAGTTGGTCGGTTCGTGTTTAAACTGCGGTAAAACATTGCCCCATGACGGATCTCCGTATACCTCACCCTGATAAGTGTTTAGCCACTCATATAAACGAGCGCCCCAGGCCTCCTCCTGGGACTCATACGTTTTTACGCCGGATAACTCCAGCGTCAGCAAAGGATCAATTTCGTTATTGTTGGCCATCAATCAACTCTCGCGTAGTCATTCATCAACGGATCATCAATTGACAGTGGTACCGTGCGCATAACGCCCGGCTGAGGCGTGCTGACCTTTACGACAGTTCCCTGGCCTTTCGCCGAGTCTTTGGTGTGCTCTTCAATCCTGGCAAGTAATGAGGTCATCTGCGCAAACAGCCGCTTCGTTTCACCATCAAGTGAAACGGTATTATCAGCCAACTGCATTGTCGGCTTGGCACCGGAACCACCAAGGTCACTAATAACCTGTCCGTCTATCTGCATACGACCGGTTGGTTGCTGCAAATCGTTGGCGGCAGTCGTCACCTGGGACGTGGAGGCTGGTTCAGGCGCATTATTTTTCCGCATCCCCGGCGAGTTGCGGAGTTTATCGAATAGTCCATCAATCCCCATTTGTGCGCCGAGTTGGTCAAAGTAACTTGAGTTGCTGGTCACCGGACGCGCCTCTTCAACTGGCATCGGAGTATCAACATACACATTGCCAGCTGCTGTTGCGGTCCCCTTCCCTCGTGCACGTTCTTCGAGCGTTCCCTGAACGACTTCCCGACGCATACCCCGGCCATTCATGAATTTGTTGACCAGATCGTTAACGCCAACAGCATTGCCGATTTTGTCTACCAGACCGCCTTTCTCAAACGGGCTATCACTAGGGGTAAACGCCAGGCCAGTAGACTGATCGATAACAGCGTTATCAGGCAGTGGTCCCCTCACTCCATATTGCGCCCCACCCTGTGCTCCTGCTCCAGGTGTATAGATTTCACCACCTAAATAGCGAGCACGATGAGTATTGACCTTGATCGCGTACTCACGGTTTTCTTTCGATAAGTCACCTGTGCCTTTTTTCCACTTATTGATAGTGCCAAACCCAGCGTTATATGCAGTGATGGCCTCGTTTAAGTCTCCATTGGCTTGCTTCAGATACTTGCTCATGAGAAGAGCCGCAGCTTCTGCCGATTTCACAGGATCAAACGATTCACCTTCAGCTAAGCCAGTCTCTTCACGAGCAATCCCCGTGAACTGAAACATTCCCAGAGCACCGGTTTGGGATTTTGCATACGGATTACCACCAGATTCAGTTGCAGCAATCGCGTAAAGAGTGCCTTCTGGAAGACCATATTTATTCTCTAGTTCAGCAAAATACGGAGCCAACTTATCGAGATTTGCCTTACCTTCAGATCCAAGACTTCCGACTTTTACATCCAAGCGGCCATTGTTGTAGGTATCCGCAGCTTTCTGAATGTCATTCCTGGTGCCAGTGGTATTAAGCGACGATGATGACGAGCTATTTTGACCAATAGCTTTATCAATTTTCTGCAACGCGCTATTGCCCGTTTCTGCGGCATTTGCATTGATAATCTGATTCGCAGTTTCTTTAACTGTTTTATTGCTATCTTTCGCCGTGTCCAGTGCCGCATTTATCACGCGGGTAACAATATTAGTCTGTTTGGCATCGGATTCAGTTTTAGAATCAGATGTCTCCTGGTGGCTATTAACCGGAGCTTTTAACTCTGGAGCGATTTCTTTCGCATTAGCCTCGCCGATCGGATTGGGTATTTTTGATACAATCATTGCCGCAGGGGTATTTTTAACGGCATCAACCGCTGCATCTAATGCTTTACCAGGTAAATTTTTAACCCCATCCCAAATATTACCAGCCGCCTCTTTAATGTGTTTCCCTGGGTTCTTAATGAAATCAATTGCACTATCAATTGCATCACTGAAAACCTGTTTCAGGTTATCAACAGTAAAGAAGTCTTTGATGGCATCCAGCTTTTCAAGCAGCTTATTAGATGTATCGCTAAACCATGCTGAAACAGCATCACCAATCTTTGCTGTGTAATCTTCGAACTTGGTAGAAATGGTGTCGCCAAGGTTAGAAATATATGTTTCTAAGTTGGTAATCCCACTATCAATGGCCTGGGCAATACTTTCCGTCGAAAATGATTGCAACATATTGCCGATATCCTCAAATCCAAGTGATTTGAGAACCTCACCAATGGCGCTGCTAATACCAGATACCAGTCCCCCCATATCAAGAACATTGGCTAACGTATAAGCGGCTTTTTGCTGGAATGATGGATCTTGTCCTGATTTAAGCCCAAACGCTCGACGTTGCGCTTCTGTATCATTCCAACCGGTTACCGCATCATAAATACCTCCAGCCACTGTGCCGACTAAGGGAATTGCGCGTAACGCCCCTTTACCAACTGCCTTTAATCCAAGTTTACCTGCTGCCCGGGCAGCCAAATCTCCACCTTCATGGGCGATAGTCTTCTTGCCACCACCGCGTAGCATTCCTACAAGTTTCTTTGCCCCCAGAGCGCCAAAAGCGAGTGCTCCAGCTTTTTTCAGCATGCCACGCCCCATTAACAACGACGCGACGCCACCGGCCCCCTTCCCTAACAGGCTAAATAGTTTGGACAGCAAGCCGCCCTTCTTTTTCCCGGTGTTTTTGGCTATCTGATCAAGGGCGCTGAGAATCTTGTCATTGCCCTCTTTAATTTCGCTGGTCTGCTCCTGAAGTTCCTGAACTGTCCGTTTTTGGGTGTTAACCTGAACGACATCGGCACTATTTTGCGATTTACGCCTAAAAAAACCTTTTCTACGGCTGTTATCGTCATTGCCACGAATCACATCGGCAATAGACTTTCTGGCACCATTAAGCGATCCACCAACTTCTTTTGATATCCCGCCAAGCTCCTTCCCTGCTGCCCACAATGGACCAGCAACGGCATAACCTAACGCATCAACGGCACGAGTCTCTGAAGGGTTACCTATGCCTTCAGCTACTTTTGACAGTTTTTTTAATAAACCTGATTCAGCATTTAGACGCTCATCATCCTCTTTGCGCCTGGCCTTTTCAGCACGTTCAGCACGGGCATCTTCCGCTGCGGCCTTACTCCCTGACTTTCCAATAAAACGACCACGCGCATCGCGTTGGTTTTGGCTTTTTTGCGCACCGCCTTTTTGATCGAACATTTCGCGAGCGTGTTCGGCTGCTTCGGTCCGTTGTGCCTTTATATCCTCTGGTATAGCCTTCCTGCGTCGTTTTTTACCCTTTGGTGTAGTTGATTTGGCCTGCTGTTCCTGTTGAGCAATGCCCTCCTGAACTACACGAGAAACGTCCCCTAAATTAAGCCGTTTCATTGCGTCAACAATAGGGTCTACTGATGGCGCATTGGCCACAAAGTCTGGCCGGGAATTTTCGATTGTTCGATTTAATGCCGACACACTGCGAGATACTGGGTCAACCGTTGCAACGCGTTCCCCTTTCAAATCACGAGCGAGTTTGACCGTTTCTAACCGCTGTGCTTTAACATCCTCTGTTATTGCCTCTCTTCGTCTATTTGGGGGATTGTGCGCTGTTGGTGCAGCCTGCTGTGCACGGTTAGTGACTTTGTCCTCCCGTATACGAGAAACGTCCCCTAAATTAAGCCGTTTTATTGCGTCAACAATAGGGTCCACTGATGGCGCATTGGTCACAAAGTCAGGACGTGAATTTTCGATTGTGCGATTTAATGCCGACACACTGCGAGAGACAGGATCAACAGTTGCAACTCGTTCCCCTTTCAAATCTTCAACAGCTTCCCGAATACCTGCAAGCTCTTCCAGCTCTTTCGCGCTGGCGGTTTCAACTGTCCTTATAACATCGTCAATATTGGCGTTTTTTCTTTCCATGATCTTATCGCCTACCGTTTCGGTTTAAGTTTTTCTTCCAGTTTCTCCAACAGGAAAAACGCATAGGATTCAGTAAGCCTTTCAGCGTCCTGAATCGGTATACCCCCATACAAAACCAGGTTGGACACTAAGGTCTGATAGCTTTTCAATCCCCACCTGTGGAATGAAGTCGGTAGCCCGAAAGGGCACCCACAGACGGGTATATGCACCCTCTGTGGACTCCTTTTTATCCTGATTTGGGCATTTATGCGGCGGGAGACGAAGACGCATTTCACCTTTATCGATGTAGCACGGTAAACCATGTTCGAGCTTTTCATGAGCCAGTCGGATGTGTGCCGCCAGCTTCATAAATTCAGTATCAATGGCCATCCGTTTAATCGTTTCATAACGACGCTCAGCCTGATCTTCACGAGTACCGCTAACATCGTTATAAAGCTCACACTGATAAGCGAATTCCCAAAAACGCAAATCAACGATCGCTTCTTTGAATTCCGCGTCGTCTTCAGGTGGCAATGCTGCACGGCGCATCTCCAGCATTTCCATTGCCCAACCATTAAGCGGCACGATACGCCATTGATAAGGTACTCCCTCTACAGACACCTCAATATCGTCAATGAAAGGTTCCACTTCCAGGACCTGGATATCTTCAGCCAGAGCATTCATATCGCAATCGTAATAATGCTCTTTACCGCAATGTTTACAGGTGTAGGTGAATGTCTCGACCGGTGTTTCGCGGGAGCCGGTAAATATCCACCATAACGCGGTAATCCGGTCCTGCGCCGTCCATGTCAGGGGATCATGTTTCGCGGGTTCAGCCAGCAAGGCTTTTAAATACGCCGTTGTCTGTTGTTCTTGTTCCTCCGGTGTTATCGAGTTGAAACGCATCGCATCAGCAATATTTGGCTGACGGAACTGGATCAATTCAGTTGGCCGCGATGGTAGCGGGAAAAGAGGTAAAAGCATCCTTGCTCCTTAATTCAAAGAGAAAAGCTAAAGCCCAGAAGGGAAGCCAAAGAACTTGAGGATTGGTTAAACGTGCTGTGCAATGCGAAGGTCATTGGGAATGACTTAAATTCAGTAACCTGATCTCGCGCATAGGTGACATCGCCGGTAGTGACCGGGAATACCGTCATCTCATTTTCCAGTTTGGTTAAGCCGGAAGACAGCAACCGATAAATACGCACATTGAGCAAATATTTAGACGGTATATTCCCGGTACCGTCCGGATTGATCACCCGACTTTTTGCCGTCTTAAACCAGTCCAAAACGAGGCCATCAACGGTATCCCTGACCATCATTGTTATCTGCCCAGGCGAACGCTCCGTTGGCTGAAGGATATTCCCTCCGCCGATTTTAATCGTTTCATATTCGATGCTGTAATCGTGGTAGGTAATGTCTTTAGCAAAGAAGTCTGCCCCCTCCAGACCATCAACTTCGACAGAGAACTGCCATCCTTGCGCGAACAGCATTTTGTTCATGATGATTGACGTCAGCTTACCAACTTCCCGCTCACCAACGCCGGAGCCAAATAATGTCGTCGTTAATGCCGAAGATACATAAGACTTTACTGAAGCAACATTAAGCCCCATATCAGCCCCCTCACTTCAACATGGATGAGAAAAGAACAATTCCCGGGATAATTGCCCTTGTTGCGCTCATTTTCTCTTCCAGATCCAGCTTTCGCTGATACAGCGTGTTCTCGTCGGATAAATTACTGGCATCGAGTTTCCCCGCGATAGATATTCTTCGCAGGCGATCAGTGTTAGGTATCGCGATTAGCACTTCCAGATAGTCAGAAAGTAACCCAATGATTTCAGGTGGCACATCCCCATTATCCAGATCCATATCACGCAAATTAGCCAGATATGACACATTCAGTGGGTATACCGCTCGATGGGTATCTTCAAGCTCGATATTCCCATCGTAAACATCGGAGTAGACAAGATCGCCGGTGTGATCTGTAACCGATACGAGCGCAAGAAAATCAACTGGGCAAGCAAGTGATTTACTGGCCTGATCGGTGATGCGTATCCGCTTGATGTGCCCCGCCCTATCCTGGTAGGTTCCCAATGCTTTTCTTAGCAGGGATTCCAGTAAGGCAGGTTCATCCGCAATCAAAGGTGTGAAGCGGGTTTTGACGTCTTCGAGTAATTGTCGTGGTGTCATTGAAACCTCGTAGAATCTGGTGTGTTAACCGATTCTACGAGTAGTCATTTGTTCATTGAGTAGGAATATTGTTGTCTGGGGGGTAATCAGTGTAGGTGGAATGAGGGATATGATATGGTTATCACATAATCAGGTTGTTTTGAGTAAAACAATAAAACGCCCTTTAATGGGCGTTTTTTTAAAACTTAAATTGACTATCCTTTCAAATACTATTTTAATTCTATGTAATTTTTAAATTCTCCCTCATATTTATACATGATGCTATCAAATCCTTCCATTACATCAACGAATTGTTGTGAACATTCCGTCTTCCAAGGCGTACACTTACGAACCATATCCATTTTTTTCTTATCCTTCGTTGTATCGACTAAGGATAGGTACCCTATAAAATTCATCATCTGAACAGGATCTTGATTTGTGAATATATATTTGACGTTTTGCTTAGTAGGTGAAAAAGAATCAAAAGCAGGGAACATATATTCACCAGAAAAAGAGAGTGCAGCATCAATGACGTCTGTTGCTGGAGTGCAGTTGCTCAGAATTGGCACTAAGCTAAAATTAGCACCGGAGCACACTGCATATATATCATCCCCTTTTTTTAGTTTTAACAGAGAGTCTTGCTTTGAATTCAATATTTTCAATTTGATATAATTTAGTGGCGTTGCATTTTCCCCTGGAGTAAATAACTCCACAATTGGTTTATTATTCACCATTCTTATTGATTTTATTTCACCATACACAATTGGAATTGTGTTCCATTTTTCCTGAGCAGCAAATTCATTATCTTTAAAATCATTAACCAACTCAGATGGCAAATGATAACCAAATTGATTGTTCATTGCTTTCGAAGCAAATTCAGACAAATAGAATGCCCTTACTAAATCATAATCTTTCTTTGAAGTAGAAAGCCAATCTGGCAATTTATTATCAGCTATCGCGCTTCCAGCAAAAATAGCACAACAAAATGTTATTACATTAAATAATTTCATTTTCCATTCACTCATTAATCGGTTTAAACTCACTAATTAATTCACCAAGACTATTTGGGTATGCTTTATAAATAACATACTCCGAAGAGCCATCTGAATATTGGTAAACCCCATAACAGACCAGTTTATTTATTCCTTTCTGAATAGTTTTTTGATTATAAGAATCAACCACTGTTATTCCATATGACGATAATATTTCGTTATATTCTTCAATAAGAGCTTTTCTTGTTTCCACTGAATTACAATCTACCTTCGAAAAGTCAACTTCATCAGCAAAAACATTAAATGTTAAAAAGGAAAGCACTAAAAACAAACGAATCAGCATAAATCCACTCCTACGCATGGATTAATAGTCATTGATCGCAAAGGCGTAAACTTGCCAAAGGTATTTCGTATAATCGGTACAAATCTCCTTTACGCTTGATGCTGCATTAACAGTCCCAGCCATAAATAATAACGATAGTAATAGTTTTCTCATTATAACCTCACCTGCCTTATAACCCATTTAGGGTACATATTTTCGCCTTTAAAAAAAGAGGTTATTAGATCCAATTGTGTATTTATTAAGCAGATAATGCTCTAATAAATTTGTATTTTTAAGTCACGAATGCTATCTTTTCGCATCATATTGACCTTTTAATCGTTCAGGCTTATAGTTCCGCCGTCGTAGCAAATTCTGCGACCGGGTTTAGCAGCCTGAATGATTGTGCGGACAGCCGCAGATATCCGATATTGCGGTATTTTTGTGTCCGTAAAACCGCGTTACGCCCAAATTATGGTGGGGCGTGATGGGGAGGCTTCGGCCTACTGGTTTCACAATCGCCAGTCTGCTAACCCCGTCACGTCCTGCCACCTGTTTAGCAGCGGGTAGCAGGTTGTTAAACCTGATTGTGAGGCCGTAACTATGGTTAATGCCAATCCTTGCGCACGCCCAGAATTCATCTGGCGTTTCTATTCCTGTAAAAAACACCACTATCACTTCGTTATCGCAGCAACTGAAGACGAAGCACGCTCTCAATTGCCTGATGGCCCCTGCATTTTTACTGCCCGTTTTTCAACTGACTCGCGCAATTCACTTAGTTACTGGAGCCTCCCCTTCTCTGCCAACGTTCAGGGGGGTTTATGAAAACACCTCTCGTCACCCGTAATGAAATAGCCGAAGCGATCGCTTTGCATACAACCTGTATGCCGACACGGGAGATCCCCGGCGCAATTGCCAACTATTTCATGATAACCAGACGTTTTTATACCCGAACAGATAAGGCTGTGATCAACAGGCTACTGATAGCCGAGATCAGGGATTATTTGATTGAACAAGGACGTCTACGTTACGCAACAGTGGCAGCAGAAATGAGAAAGGAGGCGCGCAGAATGACCGGTAATAATTTGAATGTTGAAAAACCAGCACCTGTTGCTTCAGCTACGCCATCACCAGCAGTGAATGTTATCTCCAACACCGGAGACACAATCGACAGCCTGACACTGTTAAAGATGGTCAATGAAGCGCGTAAGTTATGTGGGGAACCAGAGGTTCGGAACAACAAATTCATCGAAAAAATACTCGATGAGCTTGATGGTGAGCACTACACAAAAAGTGTAGTGGAAAAAATGAACAAAACATCAATGCTTGTCATAACCATGACTTTCAAACAAGCCCTGCGAGTCGCCGCGCGCGAGTCAAAAGCGGTCCGCCGTTCGCTGATCGACAAACTGGAAGAATTGCAGCAGGCAAACTCCCCTGCCCCATCGATCCCCCAAACATTACCAGAAGCTCTACGCCTGGCTGCCGAGTTGGCAGAACAGAAAATGCAGCTGGAACAACAGCTGGTGGCCGCAGCCCCTAAAGTCGATTTTGCCGACCGGGTATCAGTGGCTAATGGAATCCTGATCGGGAACTTTGCAAAGGTCGTTGGACTTAAGCAAAACGCCCTTTTCTCATGGTTGCGCCAGAACGGCATTCTCATGGCTTTTGGTGCGCGCAAAAACGTACCGCGCCAACAGTACATCAACGCCGGGTATTTCACGGTGAAAGAAGTGGTGCTGGATGATGAAAATGGCTACCAGATACGGCTGACGCCCCAATTAACGGGTAAAGGCCAGCAGTGGTTAACTCGCAAGCTACTTGATGCTGGTTTGTTAAAACCAGTAGCAATAGGTTAACAAAAGAAAAAAACCTGCCAGCAAACTGGCAGGTTTCTGAGCAGATCGTCCAACCCGATCTGGATCGAGTCAGAAAAATTTGCTCTAATAAATTTCGTTTTCTAAGTGCAAAGAATCACCATTTCGAGCTGGTGATTGAAGGTTGATGCAAATTTGGAGAAAAAATGCAACAAACATTCAATGCGGATATGAATATATCAAACCTTCATCAAAATGTCGATCCTTCAACCACTCTGCCCGTTATTTGTGGTGTTGAAATTACGACCGACCGCGCTGGCCGTTACAACCTTAATGCTCTACACAGAGCGAGCGGACTCGGTGCCCATAAAGCGCCAGCTCAATGGCTAAGAACGCTGTCAGCAAAACAGCTCATCGAAGAGCTTGAAAAAGAAACTATGCAGAATTGCATAGTTTCGTTCGAAGGCCGTGGCGGCGGCACTTTTGCCCATGAATTGCTCGCTGTGGAGTACGCAGGCTGGATTTCTCCCGCGTTTCGGCTGAAGGTAAACCAGACATTTATCGACTATCGAGCCGGAAGATTACAACCTGCTATTCCGCAGAGTCTCCCTGAAGCTCTCCGTTTGGCTGCCGACCTGGCAGAGCAAAAGCAACGGCTGGAGCAAAAAATGCTTATGGATGCACCTAAAGTCGAATTCGCCGAACGCGTTGCTACCGCCAGCGGGGTTCTAATCGGCAACTATGCCAAAGTGCTCGGCCTGGGCCAAAACTATCTCTTCACCTGGTTGCGTGATAACGGAATTCTGATCGCAACCGGTGAACGCAGGAACGTCCCCAAACAAGAATACATATCCCGTGGGTATTTCACCCTTAAAGAAACCGTGATCGATACAAGCAATGGAAGCAGGATTTCTTTCACGACTCGTATAACCGGCAAAGGTCAGCAGTGGCTGATGAAGCGATTGCTTGATGCTGGTGTGCTGGTACCTGTCGCGGCAACGCGCTAACAGACGTAGTAAGAACCACCAGCATTGTAATGCTGGCTAAAGTCACTTTCCTGAGCTGTATAACGATGAGCGATTTTACTTTTTCTGGCTATGAATTGGCCTGCTTTGTAACACACTCCGGTCTATCCCGTAGCGCCGGGCATATCCTGTCGCAATGTGCAAATCTAGCGGCAACAACCAGTGAATACTTCATTCACAAGCCTCACCGCCTGATCGCGGCAGAAACTGGTTATAGCCAATCAACCGTCGTTCGTGCATTCCGTGAAGCTGTAAACAAAGGAATTCTGTCTGTAGAGATTGTTATCGGCGATCACCATGAACGTCGCGCTAACCTGTACCGGTTTACACCATCCTTTTTGGCCTTCGCACAACAAGCCAAAAATGCGCTGATTGAAAGCAAATTAAAGATCTCTTCAGCGGCAACCAAGGTTAAAGCTGTTCTCGCTAAGACATTGGCTTTATTTAATTTTTTATCCACACCCCCATGTCAAAATGATACCCCCTCCCCCTGTCAGGATGACGTGGCAATAAAGAATAAGAAGTCACAAGTTAAAAAAACAAAAAGATCAGTTTCCGGCGGTGCCGGAACGACCAGACTCAAAAAATTGACTTCATGGATCGCTGAGGCAAAAGCAAAGGCTGACAATCTGCGGTTATCCAAAAAACGCGCTCAAAAACATGAGTTCAAGCAGAAAGTAGAGGCGGCAGCGCGGAAATATGCTTACCTGAAGAACAAGCGTTCTCCTGATATTGGCGGGGTATCAAACTTCGATAATCTGCCGCATTGCATGACGGTAAACGAAGCTCTTAATGCGGTTTTAGCCAAAAATAAAGATAACGAACAATGGGGTATACCTGCAGGATTCAGAGGGTGATAGATTGCTCTAATCTGGAGTCACCTGGCGTTTTCAGTTTGAGGTCGGAGATGCAATCTGATTTTTTACAGTTAGCGATCGCTTTTGCAGGATATGTTTGTATTGGCTTCTGTGTATACATGATCAGCCGAAAAATGCTTGTCGATATCGACCGCAAAGAACAAGCAGAGGAGATCTTAGTATGGATTTTCTTTGGCGCGGTCTGGCCATTAGGGATCATGTTTGCTGCAACATTTCTTCTGATGTGGATATTCACCCTTCCAGGTGATTTCTATAGAAAAAAAGCCAGACATTGATACAATCGTTGCGGGTGCTTGAGGCTATCTGCTTCAGGCATTACCCGAAAAGCAGATAGAAGAAAGCCCCAGATAACATTACGCGTCCTGCAAGACGCTTAACATTAATCTGAGGCCATATCTATGCTTAGCATACGTAGATTAGCCTCTTACCGACCAAAAGGTCAAGGAGAAGCAGGCTATGAAGCAGCAAAAAGCGATGTTAATCGCTCTGATCGTCATCTGTTTAACCGTCATTGTGACGGCACTGGTAACGAGGAAAGACCTCTGCGAGGTACGAATCCGAACCGGCCAGACGGAGGTCACTGTCTTCACAGCCTACGAATCTGAAAGGTAAGAGACCTGGCGGGGAGAGATCCCTGCCACTCTTCGTGTGTCAGGTATCCTCAATGCACCCTTTCCTCTCCAAATAAAAAAGCTCCCGAAGGAGCTTTAAAATACAAGGGATGACTCTTAATTCCAATCAATCCAGTTGTAGACGATACGAAGTGACGGGCGCACAGCAGCAGTCACATCTTCGGTACTAAAGTCGATTGCATCACTGTAGATTTTGCAGTCCAACATTTCAATTGTTGTAGCAGCTTTTGTCACAGCGTTAACCCCGGAAGATTTGGATTCAGGGGTAGCAGCCATCGTGATATCAACATAGTCCTTCGCCGCAATGCGATCTTTAATGAACTGAAGAATATCGCCTTCGATAGTCTCCACGCACTGGACCTGGATTTCCCCAGAGTTTCGAATTGGACCGTGCTGGTTGAACTTCACACCATTCGGACCATAGTCCTCCACATCCTCGCGGGTCATTTCAGGAATTTGCGACGTGCGAACCAGTACGCTGATATCTTCATGGCCTGCAAAAGTGAGCTGGAATTCAGAAGATACCAGTCGTTCGCCTTTGGCCGCGTTGGCAGTATAGCGGCCCTTAATAAATTTACGGTTTCCCTTAGTGTTATTGTGCCCCATATAAAATCCTTTTACTGGAACGCCCGAACAATATCGGAGCTGTTATATATCGAAGAACCGGTCAACTGGAGGTTGACGGTGTTTTTCAGGAAATGTCCATTGCTGTCCCTGGGCGCATCGAGATCGAAACTTATGTCCTGGATAGCGACATCAATGATGTTGATCCGGCGACCAATGTTTAGCGTCACACGCTCCGGGATTCGACCACCAATACTGGCATCTTTAAGTTCCGGGCTAATCATCGCTGACAATGCGGCGATAGCTCCTGAAACCTCCGTGAATGGGTCAAACAAAGCGATGAAAGTTACTGGCAGCGTGAAAGTCGGCGGTGTTCCCCCTTCCCAAACCATTAAGCTGTTCCAACGGGCAACCGACGTTGTTTCAGTACCAACCTGCGCAAAACCACTGAAGGCACCAGCAACAGATCCCATGGACATACCGGTAAACGGCGCTTCCCAATTCTGGGCCATGTTCATTGCCGCTCCCTGGCTGATATATCCGGTAACCTGGTACTGAGAGTTCGTTAAAGTAACTTTCAGATATGGCGATACACCGTCAGCCTGGCTGTAAACCCCATAAGGAATAGGTGCCATTCAAGTTAAAGGCCGGAGTTCTCCGGCCTCCTCCTTTAGCCAAGGCGCTTACGGCGCAGTTTCATTGACTTTTTGCGGGCAAGTTTTGCCGCGCCGGTCTGGGCTTTTCGACGCGCTTTTTTCAGCGCCGATTTTTGAGCCGCAGTCAGACGTTTTTTACGCAGGCGTTTACGGATGAGTTTGATCTCACCGTTACGAACAACCTTCTTAAATGCTTCAGTCAGCATTTCATCAGAAGTGCCAGCAACAACAAACGCCGCTTCCAGTTCGTCGCGGTCGTCGCTATCTAAACCAGCGATAGAGGCACCAACATCAGCAGCTGCGTCGTCGTCTTCATCGTCAGCCAGTGCTTCGATCAGGTCATCATCTACACCGCATGCTGCGAGGAAGTCAGCAACATTTGCCCATGCTTCGTTATAGGCATCGTCCTGTTCTTCTGTAACTTCGGAGTCGTCGTCATCAGAGATACCAGCGATAGCCTGAACGAAACCATCAAGGGAGTCGAAAGTCAGATCACCGCTATCAGCCCAGGCGAAAACGGCGTCGGCCGCATCACTCAACGCATTTTGCATAGCACTTCGATTTGCAGCTTCCAGAATCATCTGGTGCGCCTGTTCGACGGTCCATTCTTTACCGTCTTTCCCTTCCAGGATTTGCTCAGGAGCCTGGGCAGATGGAACGTTATCGTTAGTCTGTGCCGCCGGTTCCGGATTATTATTAATAACCGGATCTGTTGGCGGTTCAGCGCTTGCTCGGGCAGACTCCATCAGCTGCACAGGATCAGAGTTCAAAGCGAAACGAGACAGTCCATTCCCCAAAAATGCCCCGGATTGAAAAAAGTTTTTGCTCATTGTATTCCCTTACTTAATAAGCAGCGGTACGCCCTGGATACGACGGGCTACGCCAGTCGGGCAGCAGGCCCAGACTACTTCCCATTTATCGAATTCCGCCTGCGTAACTTTCAGCACATACGGTTCTGTACCGTCAGCATCAGGATCACGAGGAGCCACCAGAGCGCCGGAGGCGACAAAGCGATCTAAAAGTTTGGTCATCCCTTTAGTCAGGCCAGCCGCAGTAATACCGTCCGGGCTATGCTTCATCTGTCGGGCTAACTGGACAAAGAAACGGCTGATTGCATTCATCAGGGATGGGACGTGCTGGAAGTGCAGATAGTTATCCTGCGTGCAGCAAGTTAAAGCATCGTCGATGATCATCTGGCCAGAGGTGCCAACAGATACTTTATTGAGACGGCCCTTGACCATTGCTTCTTCGTCCGGGGTATCTTCCGGATACAGCGGTTGAATTGACGCACGAGCAATGACGGCACGTTCTTCACCAGCCGGTGAGTAATGCCAACCGCCGACATCAGAGTTTTTCTTGACGCCACGAGCTTTCGCCGCATACGCCACGCCAGACAGACCAAAGACCACACGGGATTGGGTCCATTTGTCTTTGCAGGAGAACGGGTAGTGATAGACAGCACAGCTTACATAATCGGTACCAAGTAAACCGGTATCTTCAACAGCAGAGATCGCTTCCGTGTACGTCAATGTCGGTTTGACATCAAAGAAGCCATCAATCAGGCGATCTGCACAGATTTTACCTAATGCGGTGATAGCCGCATTGTCATAGCAGCCCAGGCCAAGAACAGCGGTGTACATGTACGGCGCATTATTCAGCACTTTAACCGCACGCAGGTACGCAGCGGTTGAGATTTTCGACTGATCGCCGTTGGTACCGCCAGTGAACGCCAACGATTTTTTGTTTGTTACTTTCGCTGTCGAAATCAGCTCTTCATTAACAACCGCGCGCAGATATTTAGAACGGGCTTCCAGAGCCGTAGGCAGATAACACAAGCGGCCCATGTCATCTTTCGCTTCTTCCGCCAAAGACACAGTGTGTGTCTCCAGGGTCGTTACCACGCCGAGCGAAGTCGTCTGGGTCAGTTTTAAGAGGAAGCGTTCATTACCCGCGCTGTCCGCTGTTGCCGTTTCGATGGTTAACTCACGGGTAGGTGAAATACACGGATCACCATCATCAACGTAGATAGCAAAGGCTTCGCCACTATCAAGTTCAATTTCAGAACCGTATGGCAACGCACTGTAAGCCGGTTCGCCTGATTCATCGAACATAATAATCGGGAACTTCGCATCATCCGGAACAGCGCGAACAACATAACCAGACGTTTGCTGAATAGCTTCGTATACATGGCGAATTGGTTCGAACTGTGAGCCGGAAGACGGCTTCAGCGGTTCGCCGAGAACATCTTCGTAATTGGACTCAGTAACCGCAAGAACAGTAAACGGCTTGCCACGCGCAAATACGCCAATACCAGCCCATAAGCTGCTATTTAATGCAACACCGGTAGATAACGTCGCATCGGCATTGATCGGGCTAACCGCGACGCCGGATGCATTACCTAATGACTGTTGAATTGAATATTGAGACATAACTTTCCCTGTTATGCGCCCCGCACGGGGGCGCTATGTTAAACGGAGAACTTCCCCTGATTACTCAGAGTCACCGGCATCAATCGTGTCGCCGCTAATGAAGTTAAGCCCGCCTTTTTTGGCCATTGTCAGCGTTACACGAGTGAAGTAATCAGCGCCGTTGCGTGGGTGCATATCGTTGATAGCCGAACCCCACAGCGTGGTACGGTTGACCAGCGCCGGAGTGGTCGGATGCTGGAACGGGATGGCCGGGACAGCATCACCAGTCACGAAGCCTGCTTTACCCGGATTTTCATCACGGACGTAGCACAGCACATCCATCGAGCTGAACTGAATGTTCTCTGTCGTTAAGTTCTTACAAATACCAGCAGGTACTTCGTACACTTTCACGTTACCGAACAGGGTACCGATGTAGTGAACATACGGAGTCTGGATATAGTCTTCGGCTGGCTGGAAGAAATCCTTCGGCAACTGTTTGAAGAAAGATGCTGCATCAGCACCAGCAAACATCCCCATCGCACCAGAAGATTTAACGCGCTCAATAATGTCGCGATATACAGTCTGGAATTTGCCACGAATGATGGTTGCCCATACATCAAAGGACTGGTTAACCGGCAGAGCGATGTCAAAGGTGTCGGTCGCAAGAGTACGCCAGATCATGATGCGAAGACGCAGCATATCCTGTTCATGAGACAGGTATTCCTTCAGGGTGCGGAACTGTAGGGAACCCAGGTCCAGACCAAATTCACGCTGTGCTTCATACGCCGCCTGTACCGTGTGCTCAGCCGCGATAACGAACTGGCTTGGGAACAGGGTGTATTTCTTCATTTCGTGGTTGATCAGCGGGATCAGCTCAGGAGCGGCTTCAATATTGATTTCCGTCTCAATTGCGATCTCAGTGCCTTTATCCGGCGCTTTGGAGAACGACAGGGCAATCTGACCAATGTTGTAGTTCAGAGAGCAGGTAACAGTGATTTGCTCACCAGCAGCATTAGTAAACGAGTGAAGTAGGCTGCCGGAACCGTTATCAACAACAGACTTAATACGGTTAACGTAGATATTAGTGCGACCTTTTCGGATTGGTACATTCTGGCCTTCGAAGTCTTCCATCTTGAAGGTTGCGGTTTTGCTGGTGCCATCGGAGCTTGCCACCAGCACATAGCGGCGGCGTAACTGGCTGTACACACCGACGGATTGCATGTCCAGAACATCACCAGCAGCATAAGAACCAAAAGAGGAACCTGCCACGTTAAAGACTTCATAGATGTCGGACTGGTCACGCGTAACCGGAATGAAGGTACACGCATCAGCGGTAGCTGCCCCCAACTGAACAGGCAGGATCATCGCGAGGAATAAAGGCAGACGCATAACACCGTCAGAAACGCTCATCATCTCTGCTGCGACGGATTCCAGCATCGCTTTATTAGTGGCATCCATGCTATTGCGGGTGGACTCAATCAGGCAGTTTTCCAGCGTCTGGTGGCAGGAGGCCAGAATTTCCGGACGCGGCATAGATTTATGTGCTGCGGCGTAGTCAGCCAGTGCACTTGCCCACGCTGTAGCGATTTGAGCGGTGGCATTATCAGAGATACCCGCAAAAACCGGGTCTTTACGTGCAGCTTCAAGGATAGATGCGGCACGCGCGGCATCATCTTTAATGAATTGGTTATCAGTACCGAACTGCGCAGTGCTTGCCCAGCCAAGCACAGCTTTAGAGCGTTTTGCGATATCTGCAATACGATTCTGGTATTCGCGTAAGTTACTCAATTTACTCTTCCTTAAACACAAGGCACTTGTGTGAATCCCTTTTCGGAAGAGATTTTATTGAAAGTCACTTGTTGACTTTCTCGCTAAAAGTAATTTTTTAAATTTTTTGTGCGGGGGAGGGGGGCAAGTAAAACAGGCGTGAAATCGTGGGAATTTCAGTCTGAAATTTTCCATGAATATCTATATATATCATATATTTATACATGAAATAGGCGCGGGACATTTTAGACAGGGGAGGGGGCTAAAGCCGCCTCCCACCAGCGGGATTATTCCCCAGCAGACATTTTCCCAATGATTTTTTTTATTGCTTCGTCAATTTCAGTTTGCACTTCAGACGGGAGTCTGGAGAACTCGTAGGCGACAACCCGTTTTTTCGGATCGGACTTCTTTCGGGCATATTGGCGACGGTCAGAGAAGTCTCGCAGCTTCTCAACCACCACAGATTTAACCGGCGCGGGCTTCAGGCTTTTGCTTTCCGCTTTGAAGATAGCCAGTATCTTCGCTTTATCCTCTTTCGCGCCCTCAGTCTCTGCAATTCGTTCGCGCACCGTATCAACCAGCTCTTCAATCGGCACGCTTTTAGCGTTAGCATCCTCGGCGATCTGGAGCAGTAACTGGTAATCTGGAAGGGCGAGATCGCTGGCTACGGGGAAGACAGCAATCATCTCATCCGGCACCGCGGCAGCCTGGAAAGCTCGCGTCACTTTTGCCTTTGAGATGTTCTCAGCTCGGGCGATCTCTTCTTTGGTCATATTCTTACCGTACATAACCTCGAAGCGTTTACCCAGCTCGCGCAGAGTGTGTTCGCGGGCTGTCTGGATATCAATGGCCAGCTGGCGGGCATCCGCCAGGCTGATCTCATCTTTCGTCACCAGAATCTCAAATTTCGTTTCATTGAAGATACACGCAGCGCGGCGACGCGATCCGTCCAATACCTCAATGCGCTCCCCAACCATACGACCGATAGCCGGGAAGAACTGTTGCAATTTAATGGTGCGGGAAATATCGCTTACCGACTCAGGGGTGAGCAGAGACTGATCGCGGCCGTTAACTGCCGGGTCAACGAACGTGCGCGACTCAATCTCACCACTCAGCACGACGGTAAGCAAGAATTTAGCCTGGCGGCCAGATTTTAGGGTAAAGGTTTTGGTGCCTTCACTGCCTTCAAGCATGCGAGCAAACTCGGAGCTATTCTTGCCCAGCACTCGTCCACGGGAAACTATTTTTTTCATGCCGCCTCACCCCTAACAAACTCAATTCGATCAAACACAGCCTTAGTGAAACGCTCGGCCTCGGTTCGTGCCTTCTTCAGCGCCTCTGCACTGCCTGGATACGATTGCGGGTTGGCACTGATTACGGTGTCGAAAGACTCGCCGCATCGCTCAAAGCCATCCAGACGAGGCAGAGAAGAGTCCAGAATGTTGCTGGCGTAAACCTCACGCGCAAGGCTGTGTGATGTCTCGTGATCGCGCTTGCCGGTCATCTTCGACATAAAACCAATGCTGGCGCTCAAACGCGGTTCTACGCCTTCCTCCTCCAGTTGCTCCAGCATTTCTGGCAGACGGGTGAGATATTTCAGTGTTGAGTGGAAGTCAACCTGGGCTGGTGGGGTAGGGGTAAGCAGCAAATCGCTGGCCGCCAGACCGTTGAGCAGGAACGGATCCAGGTGTGGACCGGTATCAATAAAGATAAAGTCATAATCATCCGCAACACGATCAATGATATTGCGTCGAAGGATTTCGTACTGATTTTGTCCGGGAAGATGCTCTTCAACCAGCTCTTTCCATTGGCTGGCAACAAAGCCATCGTCGATAGAGGCTGGAATCACGTCTACGCCAGGAACGATGGTCGGACGAATCACCTCTTTGCGTAGCGTCTCCGCGTCCAGGTCGTTCAGCATCGCCTGCGCGGCGGTTTCCAGGATGGAACCAATACTGTGAGTATGGTCGAGGAACATTGTGCTGGATGCCTGAGGGTCAAGGTCAATTACCAGAATGCGTAGATCGTGACGCAGTAAATCCTGATGCACACGCAGAGCGTGCGCCAACGTGACTGTGGAAACCGTTTTGGATACGCCACCCTTCAGGTTTACGACAAAAATAACGTAAGGCGATTTGTGAATGTCGCGATATTTGGGGATCTTACGGTGGGCATAGATATCAATGACGTTCTGGATGGTCAGCGCGTACTGTTCAACGTTACCGACCTGTTTCTTGTTGAACTGGTACCCATCATCTTCCATCTCTTTGATGGCCTGCTCCACAATACGGCGGCTCAGCTTCGGCAACTTTGCCACAGCGTTACGAGTGAACGTCTGATAATACTCGGTCTGATTGAACTCTTTGCGCTGATCTTCAATATCCTGACTCATGGCCTTAAGTAATGCGCTTGCACGAAGAGCTATGGTGCCGACACCGCCGTAATCGCGTTTCATCATCATCTCCTTATCATTTCGTATGAGTGAATTGTACGTTTGATTCTGCTACGTGCAACTTTTTTTGATTCGTGCGTCAATTATTGCACGTAAAGAAATGGCGATGTGGCTATTAGATGTGTGCTGGAGGGATGATGCAGGACCAGAATGTGCGATAGAGGGAAGTCGCATTAAATTATGTGCTGTGGAGGGATCGCTGGTATCAAATATGTGTGCTGGAGGGAAAGGCAGAGAATTACATGTGCACTGGAGGGAAAAACGGATGGACAGATGTGTGCTGGAGGGAAAGTCTGGGCAAACTGCGGGGCGTCCCCCTCCAGCGCACATCAAAAACAGGAAATTGGACAAGCCTTCCCGGCAGCACACATTTTTTTAATGCAGCTTCCCTCCAGCACACACTTATTCTGGGAGTTTCAGCTTTGGATTGCGAGAATGGACGATTACAAAACTTTCCCGGCCTTTCTTCTCAATTGAACAGTCGAGATAGCCGATTGTTTTAAGCTGTTCTATCGCTTTCTTAATGATACGGTTTTGCTCGCCAACAGCTGACTGCAAAGCCAGGCGCTCACGGATTCGGGCGAAAGATAGCGGCAACGGATTCTGCGGAAGGCTTTCGATGAAAGTGTAAATGGCTTGTGCAGCTTCTTTCTTCGGAAGGGCACGCAAGGCGTGGTGTTGCAACAGAACGCGATAATCAAGCTGGAACAGCTCCCACAGCTTCGAATCAGCCTCCAGCTCTATCAGATCAAGGTCAGCATCAAAACGACCGACCTTTAGCAGACCAGTCTGATAGCCGCCTTTAGCATCTTTTCCGCGCTTAAAAGCGATACCCTTGTTACGTAAGCGTCCAAGTGATTCATGAATGGTTAAACGCAGTTTCGCATCCAGACGTTTTGAGGGGAAACCACAGGCTTTAGCGAATTCCTGAAACGATAACTGGATGGTGTTTGAGGACAAGCCGTATTTGCTGAACGCGTAGATGACACCGATCCACGTTTTGAAATCAGTATCCATATCGAGTCGAGGACCGGTGATTTTAATATCATCGTAACCCTCGGCTTTAGCTATCTCCAGCTGGGAAAACGCTTTGGTGGCATCAATCTCTTTACTTTCTCCTTTGCTCTTTGATGGCTTCGGCACGAATACCCCCAAGCGCATCAACGCTACAGGCTGCACAGTGTTGTTTGAATTAACTGTTAGTTCTTTTGCCTTACTTTCAATGTCTGCGTAAAGAATATCGGAGATAAATGATTGATTCATATTACTTTTTCCGAATTGTGTGGATAGTTTTTATAAGTGGTGATAACTACCCAGGCTTTCCCGTCAGCACACATCCTATATCCCGCCAGCACACATTAGCAACCCGTCAGCACACATTTTTATCCCTCCAGCACACATCGTTTTCCCTCCAGCACACATCGCGATACACTTCTAAGCCAGACGTGGCGCGGCCTGCAACGATCAGGGATCTATATGGATCTAATTGGGATCTGTATGGACCTGATTATTGGATCTATCCAGTGGATAATGTGGATAAGTGAAAAACCGGCCAACGTAGCCGGTTGGAAGGGAGTCGTATTATTCTACGCTTTCGATGAGAAGACCATGTTCATAGCATTTAAGCTCATCGCCCTCGTACAGGAATTGGTATCCAATACCATATTCAGGCACATTAGGGAATAACTCATCACTTACCGAAGAACAAATCACACCAATGCAGCGATCAACGCCTTCTCGTTCTTCAGTGCTGAAAAAATCCTCTTCGGTAAGAACATGAGTACATTGCTCATCAGCATAGGTCGGAAATACATGCTCAATGCAATCCGGGTGTTTTAAACCAAGCTGATCGGCAAGCTCGAAAGCACGACGGTATTGTTCAGATCCTGGCTTGCCAACAGTGATTTGCTCAATTTTGTAGATTGAAGTCGCTTTGTTGATAGTTTGCTTTACTGTTACTTTATCAGACATAAAAATCCCTTTTAGTTACCGCTAATAGCTCGGTTGTAATCATTAACGTTGCGATTCTTCCTGTTAATCCCCATCAGCATCGTTTCTGTATCGAGGATATACGCTGGCAGATCATCAAAATATTCACTGCTAAACTCTGGCATCCTACACATAAATGCACTTTTGGGGGCAGGGTGGTTAACCTTTGTCGGCGTCGGCGTTAAATTCGCTGATCGACTCCCGGAGCAACCGCTGAGTGTCAGCAGGAATGCGCTGGCGAACATTACCCGCCGCAACCAGTTGTTTCTGAACTTCAGCTTTTCGTTCCATTTGCCTGTCAGCATATTTGGCTTGTTCTGATTCATTTTTCACTTCCTGGCTGTGAAAATGTTGCTCTGCTTTGTTCATCGTCTCAATGGTCTGGTTAAGATCCATTATTGACTTATCACGTTCCTTAACAGCCTGATCAAGACTGCCAATTTTCTCGATGGCTTGCTTTAGCTGATGACGTTCCCATGCAAACCCAGCACCAACAAGTGCGCAAATCAGAACAAGAACACCAGTAGCAGCAAGTTTCTCCTTCAAAGACAAAGCTGTTTTTAACGTAGAAAAGAATGACATGTCTTCCTCCTGAAGAAAAATTATCAATGAAGTCCTTTGTTACTGTGCCGCTTTGTTTAATTCATCAAGAACAGAATCAGGAACCAAAGCAGCAACTGCGCTGGCTGTGCTGGCCTTATTTGCTGATGCTTCCGCAAGCGCGGTACCGATAGCATGGTTATAAGCAGTTATGGCTACGCTGGCGCTTTCCTTCGCTCGTTCATACTGCTGTTGCAATGCTGCTACCGGTACTGTTGTCTGGTCGAAAAAAGCACCAAATTGTTCAGTAGCTTCCTTCAGTGCTTCAACTTGTTGTTCTGTCAGTGCTGGTGGGGGAGTGACTGCGCCGCCACCTGAATCAGAGCCTGACGAGCTTCCTGAGCCTGTGTTAAGGGTCTGGTTAATGTCCTCCATAGCAGCGACTAAACTCGACGTATTAAGCGCATTTACAGCGTCCTCAAGCGATTTCGTTGTAGTCGCGTCACCAATGGCAATAGAGATCGGCAGTTCTGAAACTTCTCGCTCATTAGCACGACAGTAAACATCCCAACCAATATCGAGTTGAAGGAGCATTGACAGATCAGCATAACCAGCCAACAGGTCCGCGTGCTGAGTTGCCAGCCCTCCAATATTCGTTAAACCGGTTGCGGTTGTTCTGATCGTTGAAACATAGCTGGTAATAGTGTCGGGATAGACAATTGTATCCAGAATTAATCCGGTCAATTCTTCTGCAAGCAGTTTTGCTGTGTTAGCACTGTTTCGTGCCGATGTTATGGCACCAGGTGTTTTCATCCCACCGGCGGCGGCCAATTTTTTATATGCGGATAACTGGTAGTCTTTTTCCAGCATGATATCTCCTAACTTACCTGAACCAGGCCGTCTCCGGCTGCAACGGTAGAGCCGCATGAAACAGGATCACCAACGCATACGATCCCTTTCCCGTTGACGGTAAACCATGCCCTGGTTGATATAGCTTGCCCGCCGTGCGTGCTGTTCCCATCGGTATGCTGTGCATATTGCTTACCATCAACTAACACTTCGACTCCGTTGACTTTAAGTAGTGGTTCGCTCTCTACGGGAGGCCTGGATGGGAATCCTCCGTGCCCCGAACAAATGCTGTCTTTTGTTGCAATACTTGCCACGTCATCACCAATGATTTGCTCTGATTTTCGTTATTTTAACTTAGGTTATTTGTGGACTGTATGGCGTTTACTTATTGCAAAATTGCTCTAATAAATATTGTTTTTTATGTCGTGTTTTCGGTACCATTCAGCCATCGCCCTTCAATGGGCATTTGTTTGGAGTCGTCAGATGCAGATGGAGCTAATAAGCCGCAAAGAGTTCGATAGCCGTGTAACCAGCGGTGAACTCGACAACTTGCAGGCTATCAAGGTGAAAGAAGGCTTTTGCCTCATTGGGAATCAGAGCGGAACAAATCGCGTTTTTATGCTTCGCCGTACGGATTTGAAGCCATTTGTCTGGAAGAACGAAATTGGTCCCAGCTCATACGCTCAAACGAGGGGGTGCCACAACCTGGCATTTTTCTACAAAGACGAGCTTTCTGTGGTTGATATTCAAGGGTTACAACATGTTTAAGCACTGGAAAAACATTACTATTTATAAACTTTCTCGTGAGGCGGATCTGACCGACTTAGAAGATAAAAAGAAAATGATCCTTTTCACGCCATGCGGTAGTCAGGATATGGCCAAGTTCGGTTTTGTATCGCCATTTGGTGATAATTCCGAAGTTATCGCTATGCATGGAAATGGTTTTATCCTTGTTGAAGCAAAGCGCGAAACAAAAATTCTTCCCCCGCCGGTTATCCAGCGAGCTATTCAAGAAAAAATTGAAAAACTTGAGCAAGAACAAGCGCGTAAACTGAAGAAAACAGAGAAGGACTCCCTGAAAGACGAAGTTCTGCATTCTCTTCTGCCACGGGCTTTTTCAAAGTTTTCTGTTGTCCAGGCGATCTACGACGGTTCAACTAAACGTATCTATATCAATGCCAGCGCGCGGCAGGCAGAGGATATGCTTGCGCTTATGCGTAAGTCTCTGGGTTCTCTTCCTGTTGTTCCCCTGAGTGTTGAAAATCCCATTGAATTAACGCTGACCGACTGGGTACGTGATGGTAGTGCTCCACAGGGATTTCAAATGGGGGATGCGGCAGAACTTAAGGCAGTGCTTGAGGATGGCGGTATTGCCCGAGTGAAAAAGCAGGATTTGGGAAGCGATGAAATTTCCACACACCTGGAAGCTGGCAAGCTCGTTACTAAGTTGGCACTCGACTGGCAGAAACGCATTAAATTTACACTGGACCATAACTTCAGCCTTACCAGCGTCAAATTTGCGGATGAATTGCTTGAGCAGAACTCTGATATTGATAGTGAAGATGTTGCGCAGCGACTGGACGCAGATTTCTTCCTGTTGACCAGTGAAATTTCGTGCCTGGTTGATGCTCTGGTAAATGCCCTTGGTGGAGAGGCTAAGCAGTGAAAGAGCTGTGCTATGGATCTGTTTGCAGTGGAATTGAAGCCGCGAGTATTGCCTGGGAACCGTTGGGTATGCGTCCGGCGTGGTTTGCTGAAATCGAGCCTTTTCCATCTGCCGTTCTTGCGCACCGCTGGCCCCATGTCGCCAACCTTGGCGACATGACAAAACTTGCCAAAAAAGTCCTGGCTGGGGAAATCGAATCCCCTGATGTGCTCGTCGGGGGTACGCCTTGTCAGGCATTCAGTATCGCGGGCTTACGTGGTGGGCTTGATGATGAACGCGGCGCGCTAACTTTGAAGTATGTGGAGCTTGCAAATGCAATTGACGACAAACGGTCTGAGTCCTTCCTCAAACCGACAGTTATCGTCTGGGAAAATGTCCCAGGAGTCTTGTCATCGGCAGATAACGCCTTCGGATGTTTCCTTGCCGGATTGGCTGGAGAAGATGCGCCATTTGAACCAGGTGATCGACCTGAATCAGGAAAAAGTAACGCGTTCTGGCGGTGGGATGGCAAAACCGGTTGCCATGCTCCAAAGTGGCCGCAGTGTGGTTGTATTTATGGACCGCAGCGAAAGGTGGCCTGGAGAATCCTTGATGCCCAATACTTCGGAGTGGCACAACGACGCCGACGCGTGTTTGTTGTCGCAAGTGCTCGAACAGACCTCGATCCCGCAACGGTACTTTTTGAGTTCGAAGGCGTGCGCCGGGATATTGCGCCGAGCAGAGGCGAGGGGAAGGAAGTTGCCGGAAATGTTGGAAATGGCATTAAAAGCGGGAGCCATTGGGATAACCCTGTAAATCCGCACCCGACACTTAACCAGTCACACAATACTGGCGGGATCGGCGCAAGTAACCAGGAGATTTTTGCGCAGCGCGGAAGTGGGCTTGTTGGTGCTTATCGAATGGTTGCATTTGGCGAATATGCTGATGATGAGACTGCTTCTACTGTCAAGGCCAGAGATTTTAAAGATGCAACCGATTTAGCAGTTTTCAGTAGTACTGGTGCTGGTATTTGGCGTGAAGGTGCAGGCACTCTTCGTGCCAGAGCACAAGAAAGTCACGAACATCTGGCAGTGATGGCTATTCATGGAACACAAGATCCTGATGTTAATTGTGAATTGGCACATACTATTGGTCGTAACCATGGTCAAGAAAATGCAGTCGTAGCTTTTTCCTGCAAAGATTATGGACAAGATGTTTCTATTGAATGTTCTCCGACTTTACGATCTGGTAATACTGTTAATAGCAATCCAAATGCAGGATGCCCACCAGCTGTTGCGTATTCGCTACAACATGCACAAATTGGGCGAAAAGATGATGCTGGACCGCAGGGTAAAGGGTGGCAAAAAGAGATAAGTTTCACTCTTGATTCCCGCGCTACAGCTGACGCCGTTGCGTTATCTTTTGGGGGGCAGAAAAGTATTGAAAAAGGCGAATTAGGTGATAATGGTTACTTACCTCATATGATGAGTGTTCGCCGTCTTACCCCTATCGAATGTGAAAGGCTGCAAGGTTTTCCTGATGGGCATACGTTGATCCCGACGGAAAAGCGTAAAAAAGTTAATTCAGATGAACTGGTATATCTTCGCAATCACTATCCAGATTTAAGCGAAGAAGAGGCCGCGATGCTTGCAGCTGACGGACCGCGTTACAAAGCGATCGGCAATAGTATGGCAATACCAGTAATGCGCTGGATTGGCGATCGGATTGCCAAGGCTGCATGTCGGCAGAAGGAAGGGAGTGAAACAAAAGAGCGAAAAGTTAAACCAGCGGCAGAATTCGAACGGTCCATATTCAAATGGGCTGGTGGAAAATTTGGTGTTCTGGAACAAATCTTTCGCTATTTGCCAGAAGGGAAGCGCCTGATTGAACCTTTCGTTGGTGGCGGAGCTGTCTTCATGAATGCCGGATACCAGGAAAATCTGCTAAATGATGTGAATGCTGACCTGATTAACTTTTACAAGACTCTGCAACGCGAGGCGCATTCACTTATCACTCTGGCACATCGTTTCTTCCAGGACTACAACACACAGGAAGGATACCTGGCAGTACGGAATGCGTTTAACAAACAAGTCTATGATGATTTACATCGCGCAGCGGCGTTTTTGTTCCTGAACCGACATTGTTTTAACGGATTGACGCGTTACAACCAGGCCGGTGAGTTCAATGTCGGTTATGGGAAGTATAAAACTCCGTATTTCCCATTACAGGAGATGGAAGCCTTCCTCGGTGCGGAAGGGCGGTCTGAGTTTGTATGCGGTGATTTTGCAGCGGTGATTGAAGCTGCCGGAGAAGGAGATGTCATCTTTTGCGATCCGCCGTATGAACCGCTTCCAAATACAGAGGGATTCACGAACTATTCCGGTCATGACTTTAAGTTTGAAGAGCAAAAACGCCTGGTGTCTCTGTTGACGGATGCTCATCGTCGAGGTGCAAAGGTTCTCATTACTAACAGTGGCGCGCCAAACATCAGAGAGCTTTATCATGACAGTGGCTTCAGAGTGGAACCTCTTTTTGCCAGACGTTCTGTGTCTTGTAAGGGGGACACTCGAGGTGTAGCTCATGACGTTTTGGGTGTATTGCTCTAATAAATTTATTAGTGTAATATCGCCTCAATGAATCGTGATTTATAGAGCGATTTAGCTGTTAGCCGCGACAGGCGCGGCGGTAAGCATGGCTGGGACTAGTCCTCCCAGACAAACCACCGAGTTGCCAGGTTGACCATGCGCCTAAGTGGCAACGCCGAAGTGCGTTACGAGCTTCCAGTTTGCCCATCTTCGGGTGGGCGTTTTTTTCAGGGTTTTCGTCATGGTTAGCGACTTTGCGGCGGTTTAGAAACTGACCATTAAAGTAAATGCAAACGATGATCTGATGATGGTAGCGGCCTAAGAAGCCAGACGCCACGGGGTATGAGTCGTCCCCCGTCAAAAAATCGACCGCAGAGTGTCCCCGTCTGTGTATTAGGGAACGGGGAGGCACAACAGGTAAGGGCGCTGGTGTGATTAACCAGATGAACGAGAAGGGGCCATCTGTTGGTCAGCGTCCTTTCCTGTTGCGTTTTCTTTTCAGCGTAACAGCGGTGCTTAACAGCACTTTGGGTACAGTTCCACGAATTTACGGGTATATCCCGTCATGCTGAAGGCGCTAATCACGCTGGAAGCCAGGGTTGTGCATCCCCTGTTACCGAATTGCAGCCAGGGCGCGGTGCGCCGAAAAGCATACGGAGGTGGAAGCCCTCGCCGGAGACGTACCCGGCAAGTGATGGTGTAGCTCAGCGGTAGAGCAGTTGGCTGTTAACCAACGGGTCGATGGTTCAAATCCATCCACCATCGCCAATGCCGGTTTAGCTCAGTTGGTAGAGCGCCTGCCTTGTAAGCAGGATGTCAGCGGTTCGAGTCCGTTAATCGGCACCAGCACAACAGGTAAGGGTATTTTGCGACGTCGGAGATCGCCGAGCTTGGCAGAGGGTTCGAATCCCTACGAAGTACCCTTACCGTTGTGATGAAGTGCAGCTCTTTGAAGCAACCAGAAGATAAGCATCTGGCTTCACAACATAAACCGCAGGAACGACCAATAAACGGTAGTCCGTATGGAGAACACCCCGTTGAGGAAGAGGCCTGGCCGGAACCGTAACCGGCACTACAACGTTGAGAACACTGGCGTAACGGGGTCATATCCCAATCTACGAATAAATGTTGCGTTGCAGCGTGACAACCAGTGTTCTCAACATTGTGGTGAATGCACAGGCTGATGTGCCGCAACTACAGTAGTGCGCGCTTTGCGGGGCTTGCTACAACCCTGTGTCGGAGTTCAGCACCGACCATCACAGTTTGATTCTCTGGCATGAGCATAACGCTGAAATAAGTCCAGTCTGGTGCGGCCCGATCACCCGCCGTTAGCTCCACGAAACGGAGCACGTAACAGGTAAGAGCATTCTCCTGTAACGGGTTCATATCCCAATCTACAGGTCCACCAAGAATGCTCTTTCCGTTGCGGTGAATGCGGCTAAGCGCACGCGGGGAAATGGTTATATCTGTCCATTATTTCTCCTTGTTTCCACGTCCACGGTGGATAACCAGCCAAAGGACACCGGGAGGCACCCGGCACCGCAACCTTATTTCCCAACCAGTAATGAGGTTAATAAATGCTCGGCATTCTCAAAAAGAAATTCCGCAAAGCGGCTGGCGGAGTCAAGAAGATGGAAAACCGTGATGCGGTGGAAGCGACTGTCTGGGGCGCATATTCCATTGCATACTCTGACGGCACCTGCGATGCGAAAGAAATTGCAGTATTGGAAAAAACCATTGCAGCACTTCCTGCCTTTGCGCCGTTCTCCGGTGAAATTGCCCAGATGAGCGCCAATATTCGCGCTCAATATGAAGCCTCGCCGCGCCGAGCGAATGCCCAGGCTTTACGTGAACTGGCTGACGTGTCTGGAACTAATGATGCGGTAAATGTTCTGTGCCTATGCATTGATATTGCTGACCAGGATGGCATTGGGGCAGAAGAGCAGGAGCAATTGAAGAAAATTGCCCAGGCTCTTCAATTGCCACTGGAACAGTATATCTGATGGTTATAAAAGCACGTCTAATTCTGGCTTTGGTTTTTCTCGTGCTATCTGTGCTGGTGGATTTCACCAGCACAATCCTGTCGGTTTTATCCGACGGGGCGTTGGTAGCAGTAGCTGTAACATTGGTATGGCCGATATTTAAACCAGCCTCGAAGGATCAGTGATGAGCTTCTGGGATTTTGCAGATAAGTATCCAATTGTTCTCATTATCATTGTTGCCATAGTTGTAGGCGGTATTGTTAGCGCCATTGAAGCACTTAGGAAACAGTAATCCGGCCCTTTAGCTCAGTGGTTAGAGCTGGCGACTCATAATCGCACGGTCACCGGTTCAAGTCCGGTAGGGGCCACCATATTTGGTTGTAACACGGCGTCTGGCACATGCGTCGTTAGCGGTCTGGTGACGTTAAAGGGGTTACCTTTTCCCCTAGCTCAGGCAACAAACCAGGTAGCCGGAATGTGCAAGCCCCGTTCATAGCGTCGGACTGCGGATTCACCATCCTGGCGATTCGGTGTGACAGCCGGGAAGAGTCCGGCGCATTAATCCTGATTTTCTGGTGATGACTCATATCGTTAGGAGTGATTTGAGTATGCCGATTATATCTGACATTCAGCACACCAGGGTGGAGTGTTAATGTCTGCATCCCCTCTTGAATCCATGCCAAATTCCCTTAGTGCAGAACAAGCTGTACTTGGTGGCTTAATGCTTGATAACTGCCGCTGGGATGAAGTTGCAGATCGTATAGTGGCTGATGATTTTTATACCAGTGCTCATCGTGAAATTTTCAGTGAGATGGAGAGGTTATTAAGTCATGGCAAACCGATTGATTTGATAACACTTGCTGAAGCACTTGAACAGAACGGTAAATTAGAACGCGCCGGTGGTTTTGCGTACCTTGCGGAGATGTCAAAGAACACGCCCAGCGCGGCAAATATTTGTGCTTATGCGGATATCGTTCGTGAACGCGCGGTTGTTCGTGAAATGATTTCCGTCGCAAATGAAATAGCCGAAGCTGGATATGCGCAGGATGGCCGGGGCAGCAATGAATTGCTGGATATGGCCGAGCGCCGCGTTTTTGAAATAGCTGAAAAACGACAAAAGAGCGGTAGTGGTCCAAAAGATATCGCCAGCATTCTCGATGCAACGGTATCTCGCATAGAAGAGTTTTTTCAGCGACCGCATGATGGTGTAACGGGGCTTGATACCGGATTTACCGATCTCAATAAGAAGACGGCAGGACTTCAGGCGTCCGATCTCATTATTGTCGCCGCCCGCCCATCGATGGGGAAGACTACGTTTGCGATGAATCTCGTCGAAAATGCCGCAGTCCGTAACGATAAGCCCGTATTGGTTTTTAGCCTTGAGATGCCGAGCCACCAGCTGATGATGCGCTCACTGGCTTCTCTTGCACGCGTTGATCAGTCTCGTATTCGAACAGGGCAACTTAACGACGAGGATTGGGCGCGGGTTTCTGGCGCAATGGGGATTCTGTTGGACAAGCAGAATATTTTTATTGATGACTCAAGCGCCCTGACACCTACAGAGCTTCGTTCCCGCGCTCGTCGTGTTTATAAAGAAAATGGTGGTTTGAGCATGATTATGATCGACTACCTGCAACTTATGCGCGTCCCCGAGCTGCAAGATAACCGAACGCTGGAAATTGCCGAGATTTCTCGCTCACTGAAGGCGTTGGCGAAGGAATTACAAGTACCGGTGGTGGCATTGTCACAACTTAATCGATCGCTTGAACAGCGTGCGGACAAACGACCGGTAAATTCAGATTTACGTGAATCAGGAGCAATTGAGCAGGACGCAGACCTGATCATGTTTCTGTATCGCGACGAAGTTTATCACCCGGATAGCGAAATGAAGGGCATTGCCGAGGTAATTATCGGAAAGCAACGAAATGGCCCAATTGGCACGGTGAGATTGGCTTTTAACGGCCAATACTCACGGTTTGATAACTATGCTGGTGCTGACTGGCAAGAGGATTATTAATGCAATGGAATGAGGAAAAGCCGATGAACATCCTGATCATTGGGCGAAAATTTGAAGCTATCAGTGATGTGAAAACATATACGGAAATGTGGGCTTACAACCTGGCCTGCGCCTTTAGTGAGGCAGGGGTAACATTGCAATACCATCGTCCATATTCCCCCGGCGTCGAAAGCCCGGAGGATTATGTTGAAGCTGTGTTGACCGCTGCGACCTCGTGTTCTGCGAAAGCCATTTTAGCGCCAGGATTGCGGTATTTTACTACGGTGCCCAGGGAAATAGGCGTGCAACTGCGTCGTCGATTCACTGGATGGGTAGCCCAGGTATACGACGGTTCTATGCTGGATTCGGCACCAGTCGATATTACTTTTACTGTCCGCGATGATACCTGGCGGTACCTGGATAATCCAGGCAGGTTAGAGCGTCATAATCGCTTTAACAAACATGTTGGATGGGCAGCGAATCAGGATCTGTTCCATCTGGAAACCAAAACAGACGATGTTCTGCGTATTTTTGTAGACCACGCTGCATTTGATGTTAGTGGGTTTGATCACTCCTTAAGTATCCTTATGAACCTTCAGCGTCTGACCGTTCCGTATGAGGCCAGAACGTTGACCGATGACGGATTGATTACCATTGATCCGGGGAATATATCGGTAACCCCATACAGACGGACGCCGGTACCAGCAACCGAATTTGCAGCTGAATTGCGTAAGAGTGACGTGTTTATCGTTACGCATCCCGAAAGCCTTGGATTAACTGTACTTGAGGCGGCAATGTGCGGGGCGTTGGTATTAACGCCTCCCGATTGCCTTCCGCCAGATCGCCTGGCTTTGGTGAACCATATGGTTATCAAGTCGCGGATTGATTGGGATGAGGTTATTGCTCGCGTTGATCGCGTGAAAAATGCTGAAAAGGTCCAGTGTCACACCTGGTCGGCAATTGCGGAAAAGATGCTTGAGACGTTTATCACGCAGAAACCGTCGCGCGGTAACGGATAAAAAATTGAACCCGTCATAACAGAAAAGCCCGAACGCCGGGCTTTTCTTAAGCCTTGTCAACAGAGACTTGAGCGGCTTTTATGGATAGATTCCCGCTGGCCTCTATCGCCATACTTCCCCCCGCCTTCAGGGCGACATCCGCGCCTGACTTTATATCGAGATTTCCTGCGGAAGAGATGAATGCCGGACCTTGAGAAATGGCATATAACTCCCCGGCCTCGTTGAACCCGATTGTTGTTCCACTTTTCAAGTGCGTAACGGCCCAGGCTCCGCCCGCCGTCCGGATCTCCATTAGTCCGTTCCGCGACGAAATAAAGTCTTTTTTGGCGCTGGTTGATGGTTGTGCTGGTGCACCTTCAACTTCAGGCGGTACATAGCCTTCACCTTGTCCTGACGCTTCAGGCGGCACATTGGGAGCGCCACCGGATGCATCCTGTGCATAACCGATTATCAATGGCCATCGCGAATCCCCATTGTAGGGAAATTCTACCCATACTTTATCGCCGGGCAGAAATGGTGAAAACGTGTTTGCATTGGACAATATAGCTTCTGCCCACGGCAATGAGGCATCTGGTAACCCATCCATCATGCCGACAACACGTATTTGTGTACGCATCAGACCTTTAGGGTCATCGACGCTTATCACTACAGCCCGATACTTCCCTGTCAAACTACCCATTCACCACTCCTAACTGTGCACGGCTGACAAAACGAAAGCGGTCTTCGAAATGAGTCACGGACATCACTATCATTTTGTCAGGGATAGATTCATCGAGTTCTCCGTCACCTGCCGTGTTATGCACGACAATTTTCAGCGTCGTACCCGGAGTTAGCGCGGCATTTCCTTCCACCAGCATATCGAGGCGGGGGAGAATGAATTTGTTGTAGTTCGCCAGCGCGGTAGGATCGGGATTGCTCGTAAATTTAATGGGGTCTTCTTGGTTACCTGAGTAAACCACACCTTTGGTCATGTCATAACTGGCCATTCTGTAATTGTGGCGGCGCTGGTATTCATAATCGGCATTCAGGATGTTGAACTGACTAATTGTAAATCCGGATGTGTTGGGATTGGCGGACTCATAAGTAAGCGATGGAGCGGCGTTTGCCATTTTTTCCATACTTTTAAAATTGATCATCCCCCTGGATGCCCAGCACATAGAACCGGTATCCCGGGCTATCTCCTGCAATACCTTGGTCGGTTTTTCTCCAACATTTAGGTGGTATGTGGATGTTTTTCTGAATGAGTCAGCATTTACCTTCAGACCAGGGGCAAGAGAGGAAACTACGGCTGATGGGGGCTTATCAACAAAATACTGTGCGCTGGTGGACGGAACTTTTAATAACCGCACCGGGTTACTAAACGCGTAAATCAGTACAGTATCGTCCTTGCGCGGCGCTTTAAGAACAAAGAACTCTTCCGAGAAGAGGATGCCGCCATGACCTTCCGGATCACCAAGTGAAACTGTCAGTATTGTACCAAATTTCACCCCCAGCTTATTGACCACGTAAGCCGTTGAATCCCTGATCATGAGCATAAGCTGGGGACCAGATAGCTCCCCAGGTTCGACATAGGTACATCCTACGATCATTTCGCGAGGGATTTCGTTCTGCCCAATTGAAACAGATTGCAGGAATAGCTGAGTGCGTTTTGAATCAGTTTCCGGGGCTGTGGTGGTCTTTGTGGCCATCTCATTCCTCCAGAATTTTCGCTTTTACCGTTATGGTGCCGGTGGTTTGCTGCATATAAGCCAGGATAGGAAGCTCCGCCACAACGGTGAGGTTCAATCCAACCGCGAACAGCCTGTTGTCGGCGGTGCCGGTGGTCAGATCCTGAAATGCGATTGATTTTTGCCCTTCTATGTAACAGGTAACCGGTATCTCATAACCGCCGACATTGGCAATGTGAGTGAAAGATGCCTGCCCGAGGCTGGCATACATTCGTAGCCAGAATGCTAATGCAGTTGTAACCATCCCAAGAGATTCCTTCTCGTCACTGGCTATCCATAGCGAATATTCCAGTGAGAAAGGGATAGTAGATACCAGGGCTTCAATCTCATCATTTTCATTGGTGACATGCCCTTCATCGTAATTATCCCGGCACAGTTCACCTTCATAAATTGAAAACGCGGGAGAACGAGACAGATTCACAAGCGGCATTGCCAGCTTATTTACCGGGCCAGCAGAGGCTGTATCTTTGCGCCCGGCGCGATCGGCTTCAAATGACGACAACCACTCCTTCACATCACTAAAAGTGCCGAGCGTTATGCGATCTCTTGGTGTGCGTTTCAGGAACTCTCGGAACGACTGGTTAATGCGATCATTAAAGCTGACAACTTGTGAGTCGAACGCTTCGTTTAAAGCCTGTGCGAGCGCCGAATCAATGCCATCAATAGTGGCAAATTCCAGCTTACCGGTTGGAGTAAGACCTTTTTTCTTAAAGATGGCCAGTAGCCATTCCTGATTATTCAGAATCACCGATGAAATTCCCTTCAAAGGCGCGTGAAGGCACGCAATAAAACAAACTGCCTACCCTGGCAGTGCCGTAATTGAATATTTTATGGATGTACCAGAAGCGGCGAATGGTTGTGCCGTCTGACAGCTGTTCCAGCCATTCGAGCATAGAACCCACTGGCACATTAACGGCGGCCAACCGAAGGATTAAAGCACTGTCGCTAATTCCCGTATTATCACTGCCGTCGTATAGCGCGTAGAAGGCGTCCATCTCATCCGGGCAGTCGAGGGCCGTTATCAGTTCTGGATCCTGATAGTCATATATGCGTTGGTTCGGTTCTATTATTTCAGGTGCCGTTTCAGGTGCATTTTTGTTTCTGTAAGGTATTGCGCGATACAGAACTGCATCGAATGAGTCAGGGTCTAGCTTGATTGCTTTGAGCCAGTCCATCCGCACAAGGTTATTAAAAACTGCATGACCTTGATAACGGTGGCGCACACCAGAATCACTAAGCAGGCCGTGATCCAGATTGGGAAGGTGATTGTCCTCCACAGGATCAACAATATTACCAACGTTAACACCATCGGTTTCGATTTCAGCATCAATATCTTCCTCTTCAATCAGTTCAGAACCTTCGCCTGGAATATCCGGATCCGATTCGGTGTCCGGGAGGTTATCACCAGTCACTTGTTGTGATGGTTCTGTGTCCTCAAACATGTCATCAAAGAAACCAGCCATCGATTATCCTTTCCGTTTACGGGCTTCGTTAATTTGTGTCTCAAGAATGCTTCGCGCCTGCGCAGTGGCAGCGGCCTTGTCCATTCCCTGACTCATGAAAAACTTTATGAGGTTGTTCGCCTGCGTTTGCAGGGCTTTTTTGAGAGCGTCGGCTTCAGCGCGAGCCTGGGCTTCTCTCACCCGCGAGGCTTTTAGTTCGGCATTCTTCCTGTTTGCCGTGGTGCGAGCTTTTTTTAACAACCGGCGAACGTTGTCCGTGGCGCTATCTTTTGCGCGTAGTTTTTTGCCTAATGCATCCTGAGATTTCAGATACAGCTCATACTCACGCGCAGCTTTAGCCTGATCCGTCGTTGTTGTCCGGTTGCGCGCGAGCGATTTAGCCAGTTCGCCTTTGAAATAGGTTGTTGTCTTCCGCTTGTCATCGCCGAAGGCTACCTGTTCAGCTGCTTTTTCCAGGGCAATAATGATGGCCTTGTGCCATGTGGGAGACTGAAAACGCGTCATAGCGTGCAAAACATGTTTGCAAGCCACACCAGTCAGATCAGGGTTGCGGATTTTGGGGAATGCATACTCTTTTGGCGGCGCGACAGCATAGTTACCAGCCGTGGCCATATAACGATACCAGTATTGATGGCGTCCACAATCACAGTCGAAAGATACCCGGCCCTTGCAGAGATCGGCAGCGATTCGGGCTTTTTTCGCACCGTCTTCAGCAATTTCCTCAACGGCTTTATCCCATTCCTCAAATCGAATTCTGACACGGTGATGCTGGTGGACCGACTCATCCGAGGCATTAACAGATATCAATGCAAGGTTGTGTTTTAGCCCGAGGAATGTCGCGGCTTTGATCCCTGTGCCATCAGAAACTTTGTTGTTAGCGCGTTTTATATCAATGCTGGTGGACTGCGCCACCAGCTGAGCATAGGTAATGCCGGGTACCGTGCTCTTGAATTTGGTTTTATGAGACTGCCTTGAGGTGTTGAAACTGCGTATATCTTCGGGCGTAAAGTAGGTGCCATCTTTCTTTTTCCCAAGGCTGAGGAATGCCTCAAGTTCGCGGTTACGCATCCCCATAATCCTTGGGGTGAGTGTACGTCGCGCGTTTCGCCGATTCTGACGCTGCTGTTTACGGATAAGATCGAAGACCTTGTTAAAGTCTTTTGCACTTAATCCATCAGTCTGATAGCGACCAAGGTTGTCGCGAGCATATTCAGTTGGCATTCATTTCCCTTACGCAATGGATAATGTCCCTATTACCTGGCCGTCGTATTGGAAATGGCGAATCATTTCGCGGATCCAGGTGGCAGGTGGGAGTTTTAATTTTTTGCCAACAGTCATACCCTGAGACTCATCCTCAAGCCCGGCGGCGAGCGTCACAACCCAGCGTAGCTCTGCTATGCCCCACATACGGTAAGCCAGCAAATCCGGGCGATATTGCTCATCGGGAAGAACGTAATAAATCGTCAGATTCTTGTCGTTCGATTCACACATAAGCATCACCTCTTTGCGTAGCTCTGCCCTGAGTATTGGATCGGCTATGTTGCGGTCGTCATACCGCGACAGAGGATATTGCCGGGTGCTTTGGGTTGTAGTGATTGATGTAGCCATAGTCAGCCTGCCAGAAATAGATGATGGTGATTCTACCGCTAGTCATTTGTTGAATATTTAACTCAATAAAAGAAAATTATTAGTGCAATTTTGATTGTGAAATGTATCATTCTGCCCTTAAGTAGGTTCTTCACGAGGAAACAAAATTGGCAGAACGTGTTGATGATGCAGAGCTGAGCATGAATCAGTTAGAAGCTCTCAAAGACATGGCCATCGATAACATCAGAAAGCAGGCACAGGTCGTGAGCCAGGTATTTACAGGGAAGTGTCGTTACTGCAATGAATCGATTGAATCAGGCATTTATTGTGACGCTGAATGTGCGCAATGGCACAGGGAAGAGCAGGCCGCAAAACAGCGTAAATATGGCATGCGACCGGCAGGATTTGACTGATTATGTTGCGCTTTACTGAGGAAGAGTTTCAGGCTTTTAGTGAGCGTCGAAATAAGGGGCGGTCCAGGCCAAAAACCAAAAAGGATCCATTCTTATCGCTTGCGCCGGTAAAAGAAGTTTCTCCACATGCGAAGGCACTTGCAGCACTGGCAAAGAACCCAGACCTGCGCGACGGAAATTGCGAGCACTTCGAGCAGGTTTTCATTTTTGATTACTTCGAACGCAAGCACCCTGACATCTATGAGCTGTTGCATGCAACGCCTAACGGAGGGAAACGTTCAAAAGCAACCGCCGGGAAAATGAAGGCTGAAGGGCAGAAAAAAGGTTATCCGGACATGAGTCTCGATAAAGCATGCGGTATTTATCACGGCATGCGAATTGAGCTTAAAGAACCAAATGGTAAAGCCCCGACGAAAGAGCAGATCGCCTGGATGCGCAGGCTTAGAGAGGAAGGTTACTACGTCGTTCTTGCGTACGGTGCAGAACAAGCGATTACCGCCATCCTGGAATACATAAGTCTTAAAAAGGGTGAGGCTATTGAGCATGTATTGAACGGCGATAAGTGGTTGCATGCTGCTTAAAATAATAAATTAATTAGTGCATGTGCGCTCTTTGTGGTAGTGCACTTTAACATCGGGAGAATAATCGTGTCATCCAAGGTTAATTATGAGTCGCTGGCATCGGTCATGCCGCGTAATGAACAGGAAACAGATGCTGTAGTGGACCCTGTAATCGCTGAAATGAATGCTCGCCTGGAGGCTGAATTTGCAGCTGAGAATGAACATACCACCCAGGGCGACTAGGACTGTTTTTTGTGTCGGTAGCGGTCCGTCACTCACTCGTGAGGACTGTGCTGCTATAGAAAAAACTGGCTGTTCAATCATCGCGGTTAACAATTCCTGGCAGATGTTCGATGACATTTATGCCTTATACGCCGGTGATTTGTCATGGTGGAAGCAATACGGATCCACCATACCGGGAGGGAGATTCCGCAAAGTGACAGCCAACCTGGCGGCGGCGAAATCATTTTCGTTGGAGTACAGGCGATATTGTGGACCGGCGGAAGGGGTAAATAGCGGCGCGCAGGCTATCAGTCTGGCTGCTGAATCAGGGGCTGAAGTAGTGGTATTAGTCGGCTATGACTGTTCTCTGCAAAACGGCCTTCATTGGCATGGCGCGCACCCTCAAGCACTACGGAATCCAACGCAGGTGTCTATTTCAAAATGGCAACAGCAGTTCCTGGATACCCGCAAAAAACACGCAGATTTACATATTTTGAATGCAAGTAGGAGCAGTGCAATTCAATGTTTCCCAAGAATAAATTTAGAGGCAGTGATCGCGTTATTATCGTCGGCAGTGGCCCAAGCGCCGCAAACTTTGTTGCGCCGCGCGGAGTGCCGATTATAGCGGTCAATGGGGCCATCGACTGGCTTAACCGCGCTTCTTATTTTTTCACCCTTGATCCATCCCCAGACAATATGCGGCGCGTTGGTCGTGGCCGCCGTCGCCGTGGTGTTTGTTATTGCATGGCACTACCCGATGTTAAAGAACGTGAAGTCAGAGATGGCGTTCTGTGCTTCCGTCGTGTGGCTGAACGCGGCATGGAGCCAAAAAATACGAATTCTCCCGAGTGGTGGGCGTGGCGCTGGTCCGCACATTTCGGCCTTTGCGAAGATGAGAATGAAATTGCCAGCGGCAATAGTGCATATGGTGCTCTGAACCTGGCTTTCCATATCGGATTCAAACATGTAGCTCTGGTGGGCGTTGACGCTACGCAAGAACTACGCGTTCACTCCGGCGGCACGCCAAAAAATCTAAGTCACCTGCCTTTGTTATTCCAGTCTGCGCGTGAACAGATTGACGTTGTTTCATGCGGGAAAATGGGAGGTATTCCGCAGATGACTCTTAAAGAATGGCTGAAGAATACATGATGGCACCCACAATTTATCACCGTATCGACGGTACCAAATACAGGAATGTCTGGGTTGTTGGTGATCTGCATGGTTGCTACACCAGACTGATGTCCGAACTCCATCGTGTGGATTTTGACCCGGCGCAGGATTTACTGATATCAGTCGGCGACCTTATCGATCGCGGTACTGAAAATGTCGAATGTCTGGAACTATTGCAGATGCCCTGGTTCAGGGCAGTGATGGGGAACCATGAGCGGCTGATGATTGATGCGTTAAGTCCAGATGGCAACGTGAATAACTGGCTAATGAATGGCGGACAATGGTTCTTCATGCTGGACACTGATCAGGAAATATTAGCCTGGGCGCTGGTGGAGCTGGTAAAGCGTCTGCCCTATATCATTGAGCTGAACACCGGGCAAGAAACTATCGTTATAGCCCATGCCGACTATCCGGATAATGAATACCAATTCGGTAAGGAGGTACCGCTTTTCAACGTTGTCTGGGCGCGCGAGCGTATCAGTGATTCGATGGATGATATTGGTGGCGAAATTTCGGGCGCAGATCGTTTTATCTTTGGCCACACTCCGGTGAAAAGCCCGAAGACATTCTGGAATCAGCAGTATATCGACACTGGTGCCGTATTTTGCGGAAACCTGACATTGATGAAAGTGAAAGGTGATGGTGCAGCATGAAGATTGCTTTAGTTTTTCGCTCTGGTGGTGACTATAACGCTTCCGATGTGCAGTGGCTGGTTAATCAACTGCCAAAAGGCTATGAAATTATTTGCCTGACAGACCTGAAGCGTTTACATGTACCTGGCGTCAAAGTTGTCCCATTGATCAACCAGTGGCAAAAGTGCCGTGGCTGGTGGGCGAAAATCGAGTTGTTCCGACCGGATATAACCGATGATCTGTTCTATCTGGATTTGGACACGGTTATTGCCGGTGATATACGCCCAATCCTAGAGCATCCACCAACCAGCTTCACCATGCTTAGGGATTTTTACCATCCACAATATCGTGGCAGCGGTGCCCTGTGGATACCAAATAGTGTTAAAGCGCATATCTGGAGTTCATTCTGGCAAGATCCGGAAGGTTGGATTTCTCGTTGTGTCACTACTGAGTGCTGGGGTGACCAGGGGTTCTTACGAAAGGTTATGGGCGATGATACACCAGCATTTCAGGATCTGTATCCAGGATGGTTTGTAAGTTACAAGGCCGATGTTGTGGAACCTGGTTCAAAATATGCGAGCGCGCGTTACTCCAGGGGGAATGGGGCATTACCAAAAGACTGCCGAATAATCTTTTTCCACGGCAAACCGCGACCTCGCGAAGTGTCAGAGGATTGGCTTCCCCTTATCAGCTCATTTTTTGAGCGAGAATCAGAATAATATTGCTCTAATAATTCCATATTTTTAAAACGTGATGTACACTCATCACGTTTTTTATTAGAGCAATCTACAAGGTGCACTATGTGGCCATTCCGACGGAAATATCACTACTGGCTGATCGCCTTTGTTACGCCGACCGGCGGTATCAGGCATGTCATCACCAGGTATCGCAACAAGAGACTCACCTTAGCCAGAATTTTACAGGCTGCCATAGGTGAGGGACTGGATACAAATTGCGTAGTCCTTCCTCCTTCATACTTAGGAAAAATGACCGAAGCACAAGCTAATACGGAACTTTGAAATGAGCACTTCAGCACAAAACCAATCAATCGAAAATGTATCTATCCCTGACGTCCTGAATGCCGGTATCCCGGCCATTATCCAGAACATCCGGGCCGCGCAACGCCGCGTTAGTTGTGATGACCTCACAGCGCGTTTTTTTGATAATGCGGTTCAGTCAGCGGAGATGCTTCACGCACAGCTTATTGATGTTTATAACGCAGAAGCTGATAGCCATAACTCCCTGGTAGATGCAGCTGAAAATATGCAGTTGGATCTCGGTCTGAAGGGTAAAGAAATTGAAGAGCTTCAGCTGGAAATTGAACATTTGAAACGCCAGCAACAGGACGCGATCGACGATGCGACGCATGACGCCAACCAGCGTGCTGATAATGCCGAACGTATAAGCATTGAGCTGGAAACAAAACTCAATGAAATGACCGCGATGGTTGAACTGCGGAACTCACAGATTTCAACGCTAAAATCTCAATATAAAGAGATCATGAAACTTGATCCTTTTAACCTTGAGAAACGCTATAACAAAGCTAAAAGCGAGCGACAGGAACTGCGTAAGCAGGTCGCCGACCTTAACCAACAGCTCAAAAAAACTATTAAAGATGCAAGCGAAGCGCGCGTGGCATTTGCTAATAAAAAAGCAGAGGTTACCGCGCTGGTTAATGAGAATGCCAAATTTGCGACGCTCAAGAAGGAAATGTATGGCATTACTGAGCACCGTTTCCCTGCAAGCAAACTTCATCCGACGTTAGGGCAAATCTCCTTCTTCCCGCGTCTCCTGGCTTATGGGATCTCATCGCCTAAAGAGTTCAATAACGAGCGTCCTTATATCGTTTCTAAGCTGGACTTTGCTTATCAGTTCTGCTGCGACATGGGCTATGCCATTGATATCCGAATCAACGAATGGTTGATGCCAAACTTCCAGCCGTTGGCAATTTTCCGCGAGTTCCAGCCGGAAGGTTGGGTAGAGTTCTTCCATGAATTGATCTGTAAAGAGATGGAAAGCCGCCGCCCGGAACTGGTCCGCCGTGTCGAGTGGGCGCAAGAGGTTATGTTGGCAGATGCAGAGCTGCCGTTCGAACCGGAATTCATTGATGATCTGGCAACTAAAGGGCTGCATACCCTGTTTGATGTGGTTACCCGCCGTCATGAGCAGTTGGTTGTCGAATTGGGTTTAGAGGAAACTGCGGCAAGAAGACTTCTCGATGTTTGCTATGCACGTAGCGATGCATGGGAAAAAGAGAACGGCGGCACTATTTACGTTCGCTGATAGTTACAGTGTCACTTTTAATGCTGGTGGAGTGCTCCCACCAGCATTTTTTTCGTCCAATGAGGAGGGCATTTGAGTATTTTCAATAAACACGCACACCAGGAACGTCCGTACATCGTCATAGTAGATATTGATGGGACGATATCAGAGGCAACGGAAGACAGGCTGCATTTACTTCCACCACCTGGCAAAGGTGCATTAACAGAGCACTGGAACGAGTTTAACCTTGCCTGTGACACTGATGCTCCCATCACTCCAGTTATTGATATGGTGCGCCAGTTGTCCGGCATTTACACCCTCTGGTTTGTAACCGGGCGCTGTGAGATAGCCAGGGATAAAACACGAGCCTGGTTGCGTAAGCACGTAACAAATGGGGCTGAGCCTTTGCTATCTATGCGTCCTGCCACCGATGACAGAAATGACGGTCCAGCAAAGATTGATCTCCTTAAGAAAATTGGTCTAAGTAAAATTGCGTTCGCGCTGGAAGATAAGATTGAAGTGGCGCGTGTATTCAGGAGGCACGGCGTGCTTACGTTAATGGTCAGGGAGTATGAAAACGCGCTTCTCCATCAACAATAATTGCTCTAATAAATATTGATTTTTAAAACAGAGAAAGTGAAAATAAAAACATGCCGCAAGGCGCGGCATGTATCCAATCACAGGAGCTGAAAATATGAACACGGCATTCAAAATCATTATGGCCGCGATCTATTTCTGGCTGTTCTCTATCACTTTTGACGGCATCGTCGCGCATGGG